ACTCCTTTACAGGACAGGCAGTAACAGGTCTCACAAGCGGAGACTTCACCTTTGTCCGCATTGATTCTTCAGGAAATCTGCAACAGTCCACTAGCGATTTCACGCAGAGCCAATACCTCAACAGCGTGGTATTGGGAAACCTTGTTCACCCAAGCCGCAGCACACTAGATCGTGTTCACTCTCACCCAATCGTAGCCTACGCCTCAAGCGCACAGTACGAAACCTTCATTCGCTACTTTGGCCCTCTGAAGGTATCTGGCTATGCCATGTCTGGCTACGGAACAACAGGTCAGGTGCAAGTGTCTTCAGGTATTTCGTTTGCGTTGGGTGCAAACATGGACACGGATCCAAACAACCCAAGTCTTGTCACGGATTCGGCAAACACTCCGCTTTCCACCTTCTACTATCTGTACAGAAACGCAGACGGATCTTACAAGACCAATGCCGCTACCAGCACAGTAGTCAATTTCGGCAATTACGACAACGGTTCAGGAACGCTTGCGGGTATGGCTCCCAACAAGTGGTCTATTCAGCGTGTCTACAAGATTCCCGGTACAAGTGTTGTGTATGTGTATTACGGCAGAGCCGAATATAGTACTGATACTGCCGCAATTGGTGCAATTCTGTCGGAATCGTTTGATGAAGCGGACATTACTCGCTACAACGGCGTGTTCTTGGGATGGCTGATTGTTCGTGGTGCGGGATCAGATGTTGGCAATACATTAGACTGCCGTATTATTTCTGGTGGCTTCTTCCGCAATACCACAGGCGGCGGCGGTGCTGCAACAGTAGCAAACTTGGATGACTTGGGTGATGTTGTCATCACATCGGTAGCAAACAATCAAATTCTTCGCTACGACAGCACTCAAGGGCTGTGGGTGAATTCTCCTGTATCTGCCGTGGCTGTATCTTCAGTCAATGGACTCACAGGTGCTATCTCAAGCATAGCGGTTACGGGTTCCAACACATTCGCGGGTCTTCAGACCATGAATGCAGGAATTACAGCAAACAATCTTTGGGTAACAAACGGCGTTACATTTGGTGATGGAGTATATCAAACCGGACTAGCACAATTTGCAGGTGGTATCACAGCCAACAATTTACGGGTAACGAATGGTGTTACTTTTGCTAGCACAAGCGTCCACACAGGTCTAGCCACATTCAATGCTGGTGTTACGGCTAACAATTTTTATGTTTCTCAAGGTGCTACATTTGCGTCCAACATTTCAGCACCAAATGTTGTTTACAGTTTTAATGGAAATTCGGGAACGGTAACCTATGCTCCGCCTTTAGCCACTTCTAGCGTAACCGGTGTTGCCTCGTTTGGTAATGAGTTTACAGTATCTGCTCTAGGTGCAGTATCTCTCACCGCAAATTATGTTAAATCTTGGAACGGTTCTACAGGTGCGGTTACTTTCTCTAACTATGTTACTTCGGTTAACGGAGCCACAGGCGTTATCTCAAGCATAGCCGTTACAGGAGCAAATACATTCACAGGTCTACAGACCATGAATGCGGGATTGACTGCCAACAACCTGTATGTCTCTCAAGGCGTTACCTTTAATAGCACCAGCGTTCACACAGGTCTAGCAACATTCAATGCTGGTGTTACGGCTAACAATCTGTGGGTAACCAACGGTGCAACCTTTGCTAGCCGCGCTGCGTTCACCCAAGGATTCACCGCAAGCAATGTGTTTGTTAACGGTGGTGCTACATTTGCAGGAGCAAATACAGTAGCGTTCACCGCAGGACTAACAGCAAACAATGTTTACGGTGGAACGGTTTACACGAACAACATAGTTGCACAAAATGTTGGTTCTCCCGTTTACATAAACGACAGCGGTGCGGAACAAATAACTTATATTGGAGATTACAGCGGAGCAGGTAGTTCAACATATATTGAAGTTAATGATGCTACAAATACCATTACGCTAAATGGTTTAATTAGTAGCATTAATGCTGTTGGCGGTGTTCAGGGCAACACAATAGTATCCAATACAACTGTTAGTTACGGTCTTGGTCCAGCATATATTGATTCGGTTTCCACTGCACTCACAACAACCGCATCCAATCAAACCGTGTGGGATGTTTATGTTGGGGCTGCTAACCAAGTTCCATACAGTTCTGACTATCGCTCTATGGAATTTATGATTCAAGCGGCAACAGGAACAACCTTTGAAGCCATGAAGATGTTGGTGATTCACGATGATGGAAACACATGGAATACTCAATACGGTGCAATTCGCAATGGCTTAACTATGGGTTCTTACACTACAACCATTGTAGATGTTGCAACTAGCAGATATCTAAGATTGCGAGTTTCTCCAACATACCGAGGCACAAAGTTTACAGTGGCTGGAACTATCTTGACGGCATAAGGAATAATACATGGCAGACTACATAATACAACTTGAATCGGTTGGTGGGTTTAGCGGAGCCAATTTGTTTGTTTCTAGTGGTGCAACCTTTGCAGGAACTGTGAGTTCAGACACAGGATTTAACAAATATTGAAGGTCCATACACGATTGAAGAAATTTTGCCAATTGTTGCTGGTGCGGATTGGGAGCCTCCCGAAGCGTAAACCAAATACTCATCCAAATGTGATGCTGTTCAAAATGTTCGCTGGTAATAATTGACACCAGAAAAATTCATGTTATACTTGTGTGACTCCTCCGCTTTCGGGGGAGTCGTGTCCTAATAGTGTTCCAAATATCAATGATTTATACATACAATATAAATCTCTGATATAAAGGAAACAAATCAATGTCATTAGTATACAAAGGCGAGAATTGGTTAAACAAAAAAGTAGGACACTATACTGTTATTGATTCTGGTTCTTCAGTAAAATACAAAAGTCAAAGTTGCTCTATTCCCAAGTGGAAGGTAAAATGCGATTGTGGAACTGAAAAGGAAATAAGCAAGTGGCATATTGTTTACGGAAATGTATTAGGATGTGACAACTGTGTTAAAGAAAGATTGCGATTTGAAGATTCACATCATTGGAATTCTGACGCAAAAAATGTAACTGGAATGTATTACGGCAAAATAAAAGCGGCAGCAAAAAAACGAAAAATTTCATTTGCAATAACCAGAGAAGAAATGGATGAAGTATTTCAAAAACAAAATAAAAAATGTGCCTACACAAATATAGATTTGTTCTTTGAAACTAGCGGTAAAAAAGGCAACGCTTCACTAGATAGAATAAACAGTTCTCTTGGATACACTAAAGAGAATGTTCAATGGGTTCACAAAAAAGTGAATATCATTAAATGGGATTTGAGTCACGAAGAATTTATAAACTTTTGCAAAACAGTAACGGAGAATTACAATGGCATATAATAGCAACAACGGTAACATGAGTCTTTACAGTCAATTCATTCATCTTTCCAGATACAGCAGATGGATGCCAGAAAAGAATCGCAGAGAAACATGGGAGGAAACCGTTGCTCGTTATTTTAATTTCTTTGAGAAGCATCTTGAAACCAAGTGTGGTTACAAGGTTGAAAAGAGTGTTCGCAACGAACTAGAGGCTGCGGTTCTCAATCTTGAAATCATGCCAAGCATGCGAGCATTGATGACCGCAGGCGAAGCCTTGGAGCGTGACCATGTTGCAGGCTACAACTGTGCATTTGTTGCTTTGAATCGTCTTCGTGCGTTTGATGAAATTCTGTATGTGTTGATGTGCGGCACAGGCGTTGGTTTCTCTGTGGAGCGTCAGTTTGTTGATAAACTGCCAACCATCGCTGAAGAGTTCAGCGAGAGCGATACTGTTATTGTTGTTGAAGACTCCAAGATTGGTTGGGCAAAGGCTTACAAGGAACTGATGTCTCTGCTTGTTGGTGGACAGATTCCGAAGTGGGATGTAAGCAAGGTTCGTGCTGCTGGTGCTCGCCTCAAGACTTTCGGCGGCAGAGCGTCTGGCCCAAGACCACTTGAAGACTTGTTCCGTTTCTGTGTAGACACTTTCAAGCGAGCCGCAGGACGCAAACTAACTTCCATTGAAGTGCACGACATTGTTTGCAAGATTGCAGAGATCGTGGTAGTCGGTGGTGTGCGTCGTTCTGCTCTCATCTCTCTGTCAGACTTGAACGATGAGCGTATGCGTGATGCCAAGACTGGAGCATGGTGGGAAGCCAACGCACAACGAGCCTTGGCTAACAACTCAGCCGTTTACAACGAGCGTCCTGAAGTAGGAACCTTTATGAAAGAATGGCTGTCGCTTTACAACTCCAAGAGCGGCGAGCGTGGCATTTTCAATCGTGATGCTGCCAAGCGAACCGTTGCCAAACTAGGTGATCGTCGTAATCCAAACTACGAGTTCGGAACTAATCCTTGCTCTGAGATTATTCTGCGTGATCGTGAGTTCTGCAATCTTAGCGAGGTTGTGGTTCGTAGAGAAGACACGCCAGAAACTTTGAAGCGTAAGGTTAAACTTGCTGCTATTCTTGGCACATGGCAGGCTAGCCTTGTTGACTTCCGTTACCTGTCAAGCGAGTGGCGAAAGAACTGCACCGAGGAAGCCCTGCTTGGTGTTTCACTCACCGGCATCTTGGACAATCCTATGATGCGTTCGCAGGGAGCAAATCTAGATGTGTTGCTTGAAACACTCAAGAACGATGCCGTTACAGTAAACGCAAAGTGGGCAACGAAACTTGGTATCAATCCTGCTGCGGCTATTAGTTGTGTAAAGCCAAGTGGAACGGTATCACAGTTGACGGATGCTGCTTCAGGCATTCACGCTCGTCACAACCCGTATTACATCAGAACCGTTCGTGCTGATCGTAAAGACCCCCTGTGTCAGTTCATGGTGGACAAGGGATTCCCACACGAGCCGTGTGTAATGAAGCCGGATTCAGTCATGGTGTTCTCGTTCCCCATGAAGTCTCCTGACAAGTGCATTACTCGTAATGACATGACAGCGGTTGAGCATCTTGATCTGTGGTTAACCTATCAGAATCACTGGTGCGAACACAAGCCTTCAATCACCGTGACCGTGAAGGAACACGAATGGGTTGAAGTGGGAGCATGGGTTTACAAGCACTTGGATGCGGTATCAGGCATTTCATTCTTGCCGCATTCAGATCACTCTTACAAGCAGGCTCCGTATCAGGACTGCACCAAGGAAGAATACGAAAAAGCATTAGCCGCTATGCCAAAGGATGTGGATTGGACTGAGTTAAGCAAGTATGAAAAGGAAGACAATACCTCAGGCACTCAAACCTATGCTTGCTCGGCTAACTCATGCGAAATCGTAGATCTGGTTGCAAACTAAACCCCATAAATAATGGGGTGAAGATTGTAGGAATTGATTATTCGCTATGCTCGCCGTGTGTGGCTGTAACAACAGACGGCGGGCTATCTTTTCAAGCCCATTATCTTACCGAAACTAAAAAGTTTCTAGGCAATTTTAAATTTGGCAACTTTTTAATAAAAGGATGGGAGTATCCTGCTTGGAACACTCCTGAGGAACGCTACCAGGGGCTGTCAGAATGGGCTATAAGCCTCGCTGGTGCGTCCGAGCGGGTAATGATAGAGGACTATGCCCTTGGAGCCAAAGGGCGTGTTTTCCATATCGGAGAGAACGCAGGATTATTAAAATGGAAACTGTGGAACTCTAAAATTTCCTTTAAAGTTGTAGGCCCAACAGTTCTTAAAAAATGGGCAACAGGTAAAGGAAATGCGGATAAAGAGAAAATGCATGAGGCATTCCGACAGCGTTTTGGATTAGATCTGCAAGCCCGTCTAGCAGGCGGTAAAGGCAGAATAGGCAATCCTGTTAGCGATGTAGTGGATGCGGTATGGCTCTGTCAGTACGCTATAGAGAATTAAGGAACAGCAATCCAAGTTTCTAGTGTTGCAGTCATTCTCTTCCAACGATTGGTTCCCACACAAATATACAAAGTATCAGAACTCCAAGCAATCTGTCCTGTTATCCCTGCACTCGTTGCTGTTTCTGGTGGAGCAACCGCGCCTGTTGCTGTTATTGGATAAAGGCGTACATTTCCTGTTAAGCCGTTATAAGATTGAACATAATTCCCAACAGGCCCTGTTGCTCCTTGAGCACCCGCAACACCTTGAATACCCTGTGATCCTGTTTCTCCTTTAGGGCCAGTTGCTCCTTGAAGACCCATTGCTCCTTGAGGGCCAACGATGCTCATTCCCTCTCCCATAGAAACAGGAGTAACCAATCCGGTATTTGAAATTTCTACTGAAGATACGAGTTGAGGAATACTCGCTCCCAAAGAAACAGAAGATACTGTTCCTACAGAAAGATCTATTGAAGATACGGGCCCTGTAGATGTGCCCCCAACAATCACAACGCTAATATCTGGCGAACACATTAAATTCTCGTAACTTCAGGATATACAGTAACCATTCCCTGAACAAGACGCTGAACCATTGTTCCGTTGTTGGAGTGTAATTCCACATCATAAAAATAAACACCAGGTTTTACGGCTGCGGTATTTGTCGCTCCCATGAAAACCGTAATGTATCCCGTTCCACCAGTAATCGCTGTTCCTAAAGTTATTGCGGTTTCTGAAGTGTAATACTTACGCATCTGACAATAAGCAGTGCTGCCTGAAAGACCTATTGCATTACCTAAAGAATCTTTAGCAACTATGCTGAAAGCAAAATTTGCTCCCTGATCCATATCGTGATTGATGCTTACTGCCATTACTGTACCCTTTGTGCAAGATAGTATTTGAACCCGACTACTTCATTACTAAATCCACCACAAACTCCTCGGCTTTTCCACACACCAGGCATCTTTAGAAATCCATTAGTAAAAACTTCTTTGCCGTCAAACCAGTGAAAAACCTGTCCGGATTTTGTATCAAGTATATTTAGATAAATGTTGTTTAGAGTGGAGTTAACTTTAGGCCCCTTCTCAAGGTATGGTAGGCGACCTTCCTCTTGAGAGCAGGTGACAGATACTGAAATGAACGATCCTAATGGATATTCTTCATTTGCCACAGAGTTTTCTTGTGCTGTGCATACCCGAGAATATTCAGATAGTTTTTCTTGAGTGTTCTGTTTAGCCAGTTCAAGAATTTTAGCGTCTGCTTGAATGAGCCTAATTTCTTGTTCCGTCAAAGTATTTGCAATTCCGCCTACTGCTTGATTAGCAACTTCTTCAGCATACTTTTTTGCTAGAAACAAATATGCTTTGTTTTGCGAATCAATGTACTCTTCATTGCTCATAATAAATGTTTATATTATTATCTAAGTTCCATCCAAGAACCATTTGGTGATAATGGGAAAGAACCAAAAGTTATTTTATAAACGCCACTAATAGGAACAACAAATGATGGCGGTTCAACTGAGGAAGCATTGTTGTAAATTGTCACCAAAGATGACGCATTAGCACCAACAGAAATTGCCACAGAAGTTGAACTATTTGGCTTAACCATTACTTGAATTGGTCTACCTGTGGTATTAGTATAATTTGTATTGTTTGCCCTTGATCCCAACATATCAGTCCATACTTGATTGCTTGATCCTAATGAGTTTGCATCAATAATTACACGATTCACTACTTCTGTTACTGCGGTTACACCAGTTCCAATAATTTTATTGAAAGATTCTGTGCTGTTGGATCCTGTTACAGACGCACCATTTTTTCCTTCAATTATAAAATAGCCATTATCTGCACCATACAAAAATGGTATAAATTTTGCTGTTAGATTTGGGGCAACAGGATCGGTGTATGATGCCGAAGCACCTGTAACTGCTCCAGGCACACCTACTTTAAGAAACATTCCAGTTGTAGCAATATTAATTGTGCTTATTTGTGAGTTTGTGTAAGCCTGTGCAGATGCTAGTGTAGCATTATCGGCAGTATCAACATAAGTACGATTTGTTAAAGAATCTAAAGTGCCGGGAAGTTGTGAGCATTGGGGTGCAAGAGTAAATGTTTTTGTTCCGGTTATAGTTTCAGATACCGCATTTACTTTATCAACATAATTTGTTTGGGCTAAATTGGCATAGTATTGATCTTGAGTGTTTACATATAGAGCATTAACACCAATCCCGCTAGCAGTTAAAATGCTATCAACATACTGCTTGTTGGTTAAATCGTTAGGATTAGCGGGAGGAACATTACATTTAATTGTAGAATTTGATACAATAGAACTTCCAGATTGCGCTTCTATGGTGTTTACTTTTAAGTTTGACATAAACTATTCCTTTTGAATCTTTTATTTAGCGTTAGCGAACTATACTGTCTACATCAAGTGGTCTAATGGCAAATCCGAACAAATCGTATGTGCCAGACAACTTTGCGGGTATAGTATTTTTTATAGTATCGTTCGTTAGTGTCCATACACCAGATGAATCTATTGGAAAATGTGCTTCCTCGTTATCACTACACGAACAACTTCTTTGTGATCTTGAGAATCCTATCACAAGCCATTTTCCTGTAAGCAATTCGTTGTATGCTCCTTGATTGTATGCACCAGGAAGAGTTTGACATCCACAGCAACATTCTTCCCCCTTACCCCAAAGTCCCAACTTAACAAAAAAATTGTTGGAGGTACGCTTACCCATTTTTATTCCACCATTATCAAGAGTGCCAAATGTAGACCATGTTTTTAAGGTGGTTGTATTCAATATCCATTGTTTAAACAGATTCAAATTTATTAGTTCATCATCATTTCTGGCTATTCCACCACATGATGGCATGTAAGAATAATCAAAATTTGCTTGTCCTACAAATCCTGCGGTTCCACCAAAAACTGCTTTAGAAATTAATTCAGCATTGCTATTTGATAGAAAAATACCACCAGTAGCAGAACTAGCATCCGTCATAATTGGGCCTGTGATACCCGATTCTAACGAAATAATTTTATCGGCTGTAGAAGATACGCAAGCCCGTTTTACACCGGCTTTATCTGCAAATTGAAGAACCGAAGGCAATCTAGTAAATGTGTTTGGTGTTCCAGACGGGGCTTTAATCTTAACGCCAAAGTTTTCGCTTGTAACCGTAACTACTTCCGCTGAACTGTTTACTACAGAAACATGTCCTAAAATATTTAATCCATCACTTGTAGGATTAGTATTAACACCAACAGGACTGTTTATTTTTATTCCTGCTGTTCCTAAACCGCTTATAGAATTCACATTCGCTTCAGACATTATTGATTTTCCTTTATACTCAAACTATTCTTATTGCTATGCCAAATGCATTATAAGCACTACCAAGATTGGCTATAATTGTATTCTGAACAGTTTGTGCGTAGTCGCCACTAATAATCCAAACTTTAGACTTATCTATTGGGAAGTGAAATTGTTCGTTATCATAACAAGAGCAACCTCTTTGACCGTAAGAGAATCCAACAATCAGCCAACTTCCAGACTGCTGCTCGGCATAACAACCGATGGCAGTATTTGAATTTACCCCATTTATATTGCCTACTCCTTTATAGTGGGTGCAACATCCTTGAAATCCTGCATTATTAACATCTCCAAACACAGACCAAGTTTTTACGGTTGTATCGTTTAGAACATATCTCTTCAAGTATGCAAGATTTACTAAATGCTCATCACGATATGGAACACCAGAACATGTTGGTATAGCAGTTGAACTAAAAGTTGTGTTGTTATTAAACTGTGTTATTCCTTTAAAGGTGGTTGGCTTATTGAATTGTGCTTGTTGTTGTATTTGAAATACTCCACCACCAGACATTACAGCGGCAGTTGCTCCTCCTGCTTTGAAGATTAAATCATTTGATGAGTTGGAAGAAATTGTGGCTCGTTCTGTTCCATCATAGTTAGAAAACTGTAAAACTGAATTAGCATTTGTAGCAGGGGCTTTAATCTTAATACCATAGTTTGATCCTGCAACAGTAACAACTTCCAGATTGTTATCAATCACATTTAGTTTGCCGCTAATTTGCATACCACTAGCGGGAGGATTTGTATTAACGCCAATAGGACTGTTTATTTTTATTCCTGTTGCTGGAGCAATTGGCGATATTGTGTTTACTTTTAATTCTGACATGTTTAATCCTTTATACTTTAATTATATAAGTTAGAGTCCAAGTTCCATTATATGGTGTTGTAGTGTTGCAGCCGCCTTCAAATGAAAGTTGTCCTGTTATGGTATTTACTGTTCTAAAATCGGGTGTTCCGTTACTTCCGTCGCAATAATAAAATCCAGTTGGTGCTGCTGGAAAGTCCACGATGTTTGATGAACATCCATCATAATATCCCGGAACGAGATATCTAAAAATAGAATTTGTTGGAATTCCTGTTTGTATAACAGGGCAGTTATACTGAAAAGTTTTCCATCTTGCTGGTTCTTTAGGATCGCCTGATGAGGAAACCATTTCAAAGGTTCCTCCTGAGGTATTTCCAGTTTGAGTTCCCAACAATAATGCTCCTAAAAATTTAATAGCACCATAATCAGTAACTTCAAATTGTCCTTTTGTTTCGTCACCAATAACAACACCAGTTCCTATGGTTATGTTTTGTCCAGGAATATTTGAAGTTATTTTATTTACTCTTAATTCTGACATTGGTGTTAATTAAACCTTTTGTATGTAAGTTAATTGTCCACTAATTAACCCATTCCTATTTGTTGGTGTGTTACCACATCCATCGTTGTTATCTACTGGTGGCCAATCTAATTTTAATGTGTTTGGGTTAACCCAATTTTTCATGTTTGGAGTTCCGTTTTTCCCATCACAATACACCCATCCTGTTGGAGGACTAGGTGGAGTATCTATAGAGGTTGAGTTACCACATGGTGTGTTTCTCAAAGATGTGTATCCTGCTCTCAACCATTGAGTAACAGTATTTTGTGGAGCAACTAAAACTTCCTCACCAATACCATAAAAAGTTTGTCCTTGTATTGCTCCAATTTTTGTCCAAAGAATACTTTGACCGTAAGGAGCAATAGTTGGAGTATAATATGTTATTGAAGGTTTACCAAATTCACCATTTGCTGTTCCTGTTCCAATCAACCAAAGAGTTCCATTACTTTTTAAAGCCCATGCTCCGTAATCATTAGAAACCACATCCAACCAATCTGTGTCGGTTCCTATTTGTGTAGGTGTTCTAACTACAAAATTTTGTGCGTAATTTGAACCAAGACCCAAATACTGACCGCTACTATTAGGCCCCCACGCCCAAAGAGTTCCATTTTGTTTTAATGCAAATACACTAATTCCCTCAACAACCTTTTTCCAACTACCAGTATCAATTTTCTTTGGAGTTGATTGAATACCCGTTGTTCTTCCATCTCCCATTTTATCTACTGTTCCCCACGACCATAAAGAACCGTCAGTTTTTATTCCCTTTGTTCTACTAACATAAACCCAATCTGTATCTGTTCCTACTTGAGTTAGAGTTCTAATAGTTGTCGTGCTTGTTCCAACACCACAGTCATAAAAAATACTATTATATCCCCAAGCCCAAAGAGTTCCGTTTGTTTTTATTGCTCTAGTTGAAACTGGACTTAAAAATTTCCAATTTGTATCAGTTCCTATACGAACAGGTTCTTTAGATTGCCAACCATTATTTAATGCGAGTGCGGGATTACCAAATTCTCCGAAAGCATTTGCTCCCCAAACCCAAAGAGTTCCATCCGATTGTAATCCTAAAGAGGTGCTTAATGATCTTGTAACAGATATCCATTTATCTGATCCAGTAGTTTCTTGTATTGGAGCATCCCAAGAAGATCCTGAAATTTGTGATGATGTGTTAGTCCATATTCCTTTTCCCACACCCAATTGACCTGCACTATAATCTCCCCATGCCCAAAGAGTTCCATCGTCCTGTATTGCCATAGGACCAGATTCGCATATAATTTTCCAGTTTTTGTTAGGTCCTGTAGATTTACCAATACCCACTTGTGCTAAAACTGTTGAACTTCCACCATTTGACAAATTTGACCAATTTTGTTGTGCTCCAACGCCTCTGCCTAATTGATAAGTATAATTGGAGCCTATAGCCCATGTGGAACCTAAAGTTGGTAGCGGAGGACAATTAACAGAAGGAACATCACTCCACTTAGGTGGTAGATAAGGTCCTCTTGATATAAGAACTTGATTTATATTTCCTGATGAAGTTTGTGTTAAAGAACCAATATTCAGAGGAGCAAACAATTCAATTTGTCCAGTTTGGTTTACTCCAAATGATTGCTGTCTATCTGAAAGTCTAGTTTCATCATTAACTGCTATTCCAGAATCAATTGTTACCTTTACAGGGTTTAGTGCTGGTTTTATTTTGTTTACTTTGATTTCAGACATATTAGATTTTCTTAATGAAGGCTAAAGATTTTGTATACTGAGCAGTATTTGACCAATCAATATTTGAAGTTCCACCAGAAAACATTTGGGCTTGAACACTATTTGCTGGTACTGCGTTTACAGTAAACATTGTACCTGCGGTGCTGTCCTTAAATTTAATGTATCCTCCTACTGCAAAATCTTGTGGGAGACCTGATATAAATTCGCCTGGATTTGCAGCATCACCAGCAGTTCCTCCGCCTATTATAACAATCGCTTTCTGATGAAGAGGAACTCCTGTTGGTTTGCCTGAAGCCCCAACAGTTGTGGGACCAGTTATTCCTCTCAATATGCCTACTGTTGGTGCTCCCCAAGTTACTCCTGCCGAAGTTGCAGCATAGAACACTCGTTTGTTTAACGGAAGAGTACCGTATAACGCTCTTATATCCGGAGTAGCCCCTGTTATTTCAATAGTTGCAAGAATATCTGAATCTGCAAGCAACTGCCAATTTTTTGCTCCTGTTGCTGATTTAGGATTAACAACACGCAAATCTGGTGTGTTGTTGGTTCCATCACAGTATATCCATGCAGGAGCACCATTTACTGTTGGAGCAGCAGGAAGCGCAGTTGTAGTAGCAAATCCATTCCATCCAGTAAGAACTAAAGGAAATATTTCATTTGATGCTATAACTTCTGCACTTGGAATTGGAAGAGGCTTCCAAACTGGTGGCATTGTTGCACCATTTCCAAAAAGAATGTCTCCCGAATTTCCTGGTGAATTGTCTTGATAGGTTCCTGCGTATACGGGGCCTAAAATTCTTATACCACCGGTTTTTGATGCGCTGAATGTTTCACCGACTCCAGAAGAATCTGTAATTAGAATTTCAGGCCCTAAAACAACAGGAGCCCCGCTAATAGATTTAATTTTATCTATCTGTAGTTCCGACACCACTCACCTCACAAAATTTTCCATGTAAAACCAGTTTGAATATCTACGCGATTTCCTTGTAATATAGTTATGCCAGTTCCAGGATCAACAGTATAAATTCCATTTGGGTTTTCTGGGAATATGCTGTTACTCATGCTCAATCCTACCCCAATTGTGGTCAATCCTGTTGAATTGAACATACCACCTATAAACATTCCTTGCGTTGGAACTGTATTCCAAGCAGGAGCAGAATTTGTTGTATTTCCATCGTAAAGACTTGGGCCAACTTTGATACCTGAGCCACGAACATCAAGTGACATGGTTGGATTATTAGTTCTAATACCAACCATACCACCTGTGATTCCTGTACCACCAGTGATGCAAATTCCCCAATTTCTCAAAACTCCAGTTGCTCCACCAACATTCAAACGAAGATTTAAATCAACGCCTGTTACAATGCTCACATCATTAGAATTTAAAATACGAAGATCGTAGTACTCTGAAGTTGCACCTGTAATGGTTGATGCAAACGGAGAAACCATATCAATGACGCTTACTCCAGCACCTCCCATCTTGATCTTGCTCCATCCATATGGATTTTCAATTTCAAGATTTGTGGCGTTAGAAGCAGAAGAAGTTGAGTAGAATTTATACTGTCCGTCGCTAGAGAAAGTTATACCTGCTACTCCAGTATGAACATCTCCGGTTTCACGAGACAAGGCTTGAATATTGTAACGAGCATTATTTCGGTTTTGGGCTGTATAACCAGAACCCACATGAAGTAGTGATTGACCTGTAAGATCAAATCGTACATATCTATCGTCATGGTTATGTCCTGATAGAATTAGTGCGTTAACTTCTGGTGTGGCTCTGATAATATAATTTGTAACAATGCCAGGTGCGTACTTGTAGCCAGTTACGCCTGCTGATCCTGTTACACCACCGAAGGTATCTCCACCGAGAGGGCTTGGATATCCACCGCTAATTGAGTATCCTAAAGAATCCACCAAATCACCCACAGCCATTTGTGCGCCGTTGTCGTATTGATTACTACCTTCTCCTGCACCGTAAACAGTTCGGCTTCGTATATCAGGCAGAATAGTAGTTCCCCAAATACTTAGTGCATCGGTTCTGTGTCTACCGTATAGTCTTACTGAATAATCTTTGTCAGACTTTACTGAATTCAACAGAGTGACAAAATCATCTCGGGTATATCCTGCTTGAACCGCAGTATTTCTTAGAGCAATTGCTAGTTCGTATGAACCGTTAATAGACCATACTCTAGCGTCTCTTTCGGTTACAATTGATTTGGTTACATTTGAGTAAATAGCGAGTTTAATCAAATCGCCTTGAGAAAGAACAGGATTAGCGGATACCGAGAATCCTCTTGTGCCTCCCTTGATGAACATTGTTACTAGTGAATCGTTTTGACCCGACACTATACCGTCTTCATCGTTGAAGTTTTGACTAGAAGTACTTGTAACCTTAACATCAGCATAATATCTTTGATTGTCTGTGGAATTGCCGGTTAGACCAATTACTTTGTATAGTTCAGGATATTGACCTGGACGAATTACTCCACCGTTACAAACTATCCAAGAATCTGAAAGCAAATTCAAATCGCCAGAATATGGAACAATGGTTCCTACTGGAACAAGACCCTTGGCGTATATTTGATCGGTTGATGTTCCACCAACCAAGAATCCTGGTTGCGACATTACAATACCAGTTGCCTTACGATCACTTACTGAACCAGTTATTGCAACTGGCATGAACATTGTTTTCTCTATGTAAAATGGTTCATCGCCGTAATTTGTTGTTAAACCACCGTTTGCAGCCAACAACAAAGAAATACCAGGCTTGATGTCCGGAGGAACAGGAATAGTAGCCAAACCACTATTAACATATACGAATTGATTAGCATCTATAACTTCAACAACAATACCAACTGCTTCTGCAAGTTCATTTGAGAATGGACTAGCAACAATATACTTGGCTGCTGTTGGTCCCATTACGCTGCCAACTTCTCGGATAATACAATTGCCGTTTGTTAATCCGTGAGCGGTTTGATATACACGAATGCGATTAGAATCCGCTTCCAACCAATTTGCATTTATTCTACCGCGATTATCTGATATTGGTATACTATAAGCAGTTGATCCTGGATTACCTTCATTAGGTTCACCAATGTTTCCATAAGGAGTTCCTGTGGTTGCTCCTGCACCGTCTAGGAAATCTGCATTGAATCCCTTGGCAAACATATTTGAAGTTCCACCAACAGATTGTGTGAAACCATGTGGACCAGTAGTTAAACCGTAGATTGTGGATAAAGTATATTCCGAACCGGATGTGGTGGAATCATTCTTTAGAAGAAGTGGAGATCCTGCAAGGTTATGTGCATATGACCATGCCCATCTTCCTGCTTGATCGTGACCTAATCTTAATGTAACATGACCGCTCTGACCAGATACGCCATAGAAATTAAATTCGTTTAATCCGTCTCCTTGAAGACAAACATTTCTATAGTTTCTAGCGGTTATAAATCCTAGAGAAGTGTCTACACCAAGATTCTTGTCTGATATCCAAGCCTTGCTGCAATTCTCCCAGGTAAAATACTTGTCTCCGCTTAGTCCTTTGATAATTATTCCTGCACCATCAAGATCATTATCATTGAAGAAGTTTGTTGTTGCACCATTTGCCGATAGAACCGAGAATGTAGCACCTGTTACCGATACAAATCGTACAATACCTGCGGTTTGGAAATCGTCAGGATTGCCTGCCGAGAAAATTGAACCGATAGACACTTGTGCGGTCAGTCCGTTAGCAGGACCCGTAATGCTCTTAACAACACCGATGGTTGATGAGGTAGTGCCTGGACTATTTGCCACATCATCGTAAAATGCTGAAGCACCAACAATTCCTATCTGATACAACTGCTTGATACTTGCAGAAGGGCCTGTAATTGTAATTAAACCAGATTTTTGATAAGCAAGATTTAAATTCTTACTTTCTACAACAATGTTGTTTGTTCCAACATTACTTTGACTTCCGACAATAGTAAAGTTACCGTTAATCGTAACATCGCCATTAAGTTCAAGTTGGTCAAATGTTAGTCTTGGCGGAGCCATGAATTCCGCAGGAACTGATTTTGGGGTTCCTGAGTATACCTGTGTGGTATCACTCATATCCTTAAACATAAACAAGTCGTTGTTTGCAACAGTAAACAAACCAGTAACTGTTGGTAGAGTTGCAGGATCAACAAACATCTTGTTGTAGTAAAGACCGCCTGTTAGAGTATGATCGGCACTTCCCCATGTCATACCAGGACCATGCTTAAATGAAATTCCAACTATACCGTTATAGTTACAGTTGCTTCTTCCAGAGATCAATTCAATACCAGTCAATCCAGCAATTTCATAGAGATTTACAGGATTGACTGCTTCGATTATTTGATTTGTTCGGTCATACCAAGTTTGGAATGTATCCGAAAGAACTAGTTTTTCAATCTTTATTAGGTCTGCACAACCGTATGCGGTTCCACCGGTTCCACCAAGAGGATCAACACAAGACGGACAGGTTGAAGTTGCACCCATAGGGCCTGTTGGGCCTGCAACATTTCCTGCATTAAATGTAACTCCAGAAGATAGAGTAAGGATAAGTCTTCCGCCGCTTACAACAGCATTGGTGATATTAACACCAGTAACGCCTGTTGCTCCAGGAGCACCTGTAGCACCTGTAGCACCTGTAATACCACGAGCACCAGTAGAACCAATCACACTACCAACATCAACATTATAAGTTAAACCGGCAGGATCGGTTAAATAGTCCTTGACCGTTAATATCAAGTGACCATTTGCATCTAGAGCAACACCGTAAATGCTAGTTCCTGTTACGCCGTCTGCCATCTGGTTATCCTTCCTTTATCTGATTCAAAATCAGTTCTACCATTTTTCTCAATTCTTCCATATTTTCTTTGATAGTATTTATTTCCATTTTTAAAGTATTATCTTTTTCTTGTCGTTTTCGCTTTTTTGCTTCATATTCTTCTATTTCTATCTTGTTGGTGAAAATCAAAGCCCCATTTTGGGTGTCTCTATAGATAGGTTCGTTTTCCACCTTTATCTTTTCACTCATGTTGCTATTACTCTTAGAGATTTGATTGTTGGAACAACACTCTCTATACTAGAGTTAAACACAATCTTTATAGCAAATGTAGAGAACTTATCCTTGTCATCAACTGTGAGTGTATATTTGGCTTCTTGATATTCGCCCTCGGCTGTATTTGCGGTAGTTGAGGCGGTCATTTTTGTGTAGCCTCTACTTGAGAAGAATATAGAAGAATCGGTTTCATCGGGTAGAGTTCTTGCAAACACTTCTATTGAAGATGGGTATGGATTACTCATTGTGAGATACACATCCAATCGTGTTGCTGGATTTTCTAGATTTACCTTCTTTGTGATATATCTAGATTTAGAGCGAGCACTTCCATCCACTAGACGATTATCAGGAGTTTGTTCTCCGTTATCATTAGATGAACCAACCTTATTATTATTGATTTGATTTTCAACAAACACAACGCAAGCCCTATCCAAGTCTACAACAGGAGAGACATACTTGTTTGTGGTTGTCATGTAAGCATACACAGAGGTAAACTGTGTAGTTGGATCAAGTCCTGTAGAATCAGCAGAAATTGAATTTCTTCTAATTATATTCTTGCTTTCCAAAATTTTTGTAACACCAGCGTTTCCAAATATTCCCTCTTCCACCATATTGATACTTGTTCCAGGTGGATTCATGTTTGGTATATGGAATCTTACCACAGAAGGATTTGTATCTTCTGTTCCATAATAATTGTTTGGAATATTTGTAATTCTCAATACTGGAGAATTTGCTGTATCAAAAACACAAACATTTACTGTAAACTTCAAGTCTTCATTTTCAATTTTTGTCAAAGTATTTTGACCTTGAGCAGCAAACAGGTTTCCTACATTTGGCTGACTTGTTGCAGTATATGAAGGATCGCCTTCTGTTGCGCGATAAACCGTATCTCCCATTACTGCGGTGTGTATGGAGAAATCCTGACTGCTTGTTTTGAATGAGAATGAATATTCGTATCCTGGAGCCAAATAAATTGGTGAGGTGAATGGGAAGTTTGTTCCAGTTCCTGTTGCGTAAGTGGATGTTGTTATATCTCTAGAATAGAGTGTTGCAGTTCCTAGAGGCATAACTTTTGATGGGTGTGGATAACCATCCGACATTGGTTTCAGCATCAGGGTTATTGGCACACCAGAATTACTATCCTTTGTTGCAAACCATACATTAATACTCTTGATAAAGAATCCGTAAGGATATAGCGTAGGATCAACAAAGAACGATTGTGATAATGGACTAACTTTACTTCTTGTGGAAGCAGCAGAACCAGTCTTCTTTGTAAATATTTCCGTTTCAATGTTGCTAGAATTTACACTTTCTCTGAAAGAAGATGTTTTTCTTGTACTTACAATATCATTTTCTTTACTACCATACGATCCTTCTGCATAGAACAATTTTTCAGCACAAGTTGTGGTTTGTGATAAATCGTTTGTTGAACTGTCGGAAAGTCTAATCAATCTTGGGCCAATTTTCACATTTCCAGTTTCGTTCAATAGTATGGCATATTTTGTGCCAGACTTTCCTACACCACCATCTTCGTCAACAACAATATTGTTTGCAGAACTTACAATACTGTAAGCCCCTGCTGTTGCTCCCTGAACCACTTCGTAGATTGATGATGGAGTTGTATTTCCATCAACAAAGGCGTAAACCTTAGTATATGGCTTAAGACCTTCGGCTTGAACTAGAACATAGATGTTTCTTGCGTAGTAATCCAAGTCCTTATTTACAAGATTGGTAGACTTTGATTGGGTTATTGATTCTGGAGTTTGAGAGGTCAAATTATTGATTGAAGATGATTTATCATAATTTGATTGTATTGACATGTCTCCAATACTCTTGTTTGAGAGTAATTGATTTGTTTCATCCGAATTACTCTTACCAAACCAATTTGACTCCCAATCATTCCATTGAGTTCCGAATCCGTAATAATTGCCAGGACCACTTCCACCTTCTGCTCCTACAGTTCCTCTAACAGAATAGGACCAGTTATCATTTTCGCCAGAAATGTTTACTCTGACAGTTGGTGTTGCTGTATCCGAGAACCAGAAATCTGATTCTGGATATAGTTTCATATTTCCCAAATAGTCAAATATTCCATATGGGTTTACTTTTCTACTGGTTGTTGCCAATGCCTGAACAACTCCTGGTGTTTCCGTGTACTGAATTGTGTAAATTCTATCTGCGGTTATGCCTGGTGTTGGTTGAGCAGGCGTCACATACGATGACGATGGGAATCTGCTATCCACATCCATTCTATAGATTTTGCTTCGGAATGCTGGTCTCAAAATATTGTTTTGATAATCAACAGAAGCATTAAACATTCTATCTGTAACATCGGATATATTATGTCCTCGGAATGAATCAACCAAGATTCCCTTCTTAGGAACATCTATTCCGTTGTCGTCTTCTATTACAGTATTTTTTGCTTCTTGTTCTAATAGACTTAGAGATGTGTAGTACTCAACAGCACCGATTCGCTTTTCAAGATTACCTATGTCTTCCATAGTGTATCTCTTATTATTTTGAACTCTAACCGCAACATCATTCTTGGAATAGGTGTATGCTGGATTGAAGAGGGTGTAAAGAGTCATGTTGTTTGGTTCATCTTTTGGTGTTGGAGCACTAACATCGGAAACTCCCTGAACCAATTTAAACTCTTTATTTCTTGTCAAAACAATTTTGTCTGTTCTTGGTAGATACCTACTCAAACTTATAAAATTGATGCTGTTGTTTGATGGTATAATATTTGGGTAGAATGTACCATCACTCAATTTATCTGATCTAAAATCTACAACATCCGATAGTTTAATAGACTTACCTGTGTCTGAACTTGTGTATGTTGGAATTTGTTCTAAAGGTAATGAGTACGAATCTACCGTGAATGGTGCTGCTAAAACGCCTGATGTTGGTCTAGCAAAATATTGCATGGACACCGTTAGTGTTCCTGCTAGTTTTCCTGGAATGTTTCCCGATGTATAGCCTGGAGCAACAACAATCTTCGACCAATCGTAATAATTATCTCGTTGACCTGTATCAAGAGTGAAGTAGTTGGTAATGTCCCCTGAGACTCCAGTAATAGAAGATACACTTACCACATCAACATAATTGTTTAGATACAGGAATTCTTTTCCTAATGATCCTAAACCTGAGGTTCCCACTTCAAATTTAATTTCAGAACCACCTGTTACACTTATTGTTGTGCTGGTTAGAGTTTTTGGTCTATACAAATATGTACCACCTTGACCCTGCATTGATACTTCAAAGTTAACTATGCCAGAAACTCCCGTTGGTCCTGAAGAGATAAAAAGTTGTCCGTAAGAATCTACGGAATTTCCATAAGCATACGCATTAGTTACAGATTGACCAGACAGGTTTATGACTGAAAAATTGCTTGCTGGTGAGTAAACTCCAGAAGGATAATTAAAGAATGCTTTGTTTGAATCGGAACCAAGGTTCAAATTGGATATTGAAATTGTATTTGAGCCTGTAGCATCAAACTTAACTACCTTTGACATTCTTATCAAGTAGTTCACATCACTAATACTTTGTGTTCCATTTCCTGCGGTATGAGGAAACAGTAGCGTGTTTGTGTAGTCTAAAAGTTCAGCCCCGCCTGTTGGAGAGTAAACACTGAATAGTTGTTGTCCTGTCAATGATGCTGATGTTAGTCCTGCAACAAATATGCTTCTAACATTTGAGAACACATTGGAACCAGTCATGGATATATCAAATAGGTCTATTCTCCATCGCTTTCCTACAGTTCCTCCAACATATTCAATTCCTCTAATGTTTGCATTTCCAATCTGTGAGAATGGTGCGCTGCCTGTAACAGAAGATAGGAAAATTTTAGGGCAACTTGCCACATCAAATGCCGATAGACCATTAGCAGCAAACCCATAAGGAGAAATTTCACCAAGAACATATGGGCCAACAACTGTTGAAAGTCTAGCGTCTTCGTAATAACGAGTTGTTCTTGGCTTTGGCAAATCTAGTTTGGTGGTTCCCTGTGTTTCAAATTCATAGCCATAGATGTATGCTTTGCCTGCTCCAAGTTCAACAGACAAAGTGGCTCCTGTTGGACCGTATACAGAATCTGTGATGTTTATTGAAAATGGTTCTACAGTATAATTTCCAGACTCGTCATAAGTTCTTCTAGCCATAGTGTCCACTATGGAAACATAATCTGGATATTTTTCTTTCTTTACTACATTTCCTTCTACAATTCTAATAAATTCAATAAAGTTTTCTCTTGAGAAGTTTTCTGTAGATGAACTGTTTGTTGGGGCAAACTGATATTGTGCCAAATTCAAATCAATTTTATAGCGATCTGCACCTGGTGCAGAATAGTTGTAATAGCCGAATGCTGGATCTTTAAGGGTTTCTTCTTCTTCTGAACTTACAAATTGTCTGTCAACATTGAATCCGATTCTACTGTTTGCTAGATCGTATTGTCTTATTTGTGTTCCGGTTGTTCCGGTTAACGAATATGCTCCGATGGTTTGCTTATCGTTGGCAACAAAGAATCCATCAACATAACGAACACCTTCGCCAACGCTAACAACTACAGCATTACCTAGAGCATTTCCTGTTATAGAGCCTGAGGTTATTCCAGACAGTTGCATTGAGATACTGCTGCCATCAGATGCTGTTCCGCCAACTGTTAGATTGGAAGAGAATGCAGTTCCGCCAGAAGTATATTCAAAGAAAATTACAGGAAAATTGTCTATGGTGCTTGCGGATAATCCCGACTCTGCGTGAACTACTCTAGCGTTTGCATAACCATTTGCGGTCAACAAAGTTCCTATGGTATTTTGTATATCAAGGGTTCCTGTCAATCCTAAAATACGAGCATACTTAACTTTATTTTCTACTACTTCACCACCCAATACAATTGATCCATCGTAAAATACATTGTCACCAAATCTTTGGATTTGATTATGAAGTATACTCTGTATCTGTGTTAGTTCTCTTGCTTGAACTGCGTATCCAGGTCTAAACAACATACGAATGAATTTCTTCGTTGAATCGTAATCGTCATAATAAGGATCTATGTTGAATATCGTTGGATCGTATGCCATTTGTTATCCTTTAGAATTGGAAAATAACCTTTATCTCTTCTTTTTGCTCAATGTTCCTAGTTATAGGTTGAACATTTTGTATGTATATCAGTTCACCGGAACGATATTTTAACTCTTCTTCGTGGGGTACTCCCGTAACTATTGCGTTTGAAGTTACTCCATTAGAATCTTTAAATTGTATTCTTGTTCCTAAGAATGTTCCTTCAACTCCGTAGAGTCTTAAAGACCCTTGTGTTGATCCTGTTGCGGAAACCCAATCCACAACATATCCCTTTGCTTGTGAAGTTGATCCTGTTAATCCAAAAACCAATGAATTTGCTATAAAGCATGATTCGTTGAATGGATTACTTATAGTAGTTTTTACAGATACAGATGTGGTTTGATCGTATATTGATACAGAATCTCTAACAGTTTCACCAACATCCATAATTGTTGCTATGCCCGAAGCCCCGGATGCTCCGCGAATAGGAGTCATAAAGTAATCACACTCAATAAGTCTTTCCAATCTTGTTGGTATTTTTGAAGGATCTTCTATGTACAAGGTTCCTAAAGAATCTACTCCTGCGGCAGTAACCCATCTATTAATTTTGCCACCAAAGCGACTATTTGATATGTTGTTTAATTTATTACCAATACCGCTAACAAACAATCCTGGTCTAAAATCTGTTCCGTCAACACGGAATTCAACACCAGAAGAACCTCCCATAGCACCTGGCGCAGGACTTACTTGTAATCGTAAAACTTCTCTGCCTTCTGTTCCTGCAACAATTCGTTGACTTACATCAACAACAGTGAAATCGCCGCTGTTTAAAAACCCTGTTGTAGAGGAAACAAAAGTATCACAATGAAATTTTCCACCTGTAACAGAATCTACAATCAATTCGGATGTCCCGTAATATCCCGAAACTCCCTTACTCCAAGAAACTATTCGTCCTAAAGCCGTATCATATCCTGTAATTCCGTTTGCTCCTGTTGCAGCCTGCAATAGAGTTGCACCAACAACAAAAGAACCAGTGCTTCCAGCCTCTTGAAACTTTAATCGGAATTGAGGATTTTGTAATTCTGGATTTTTTACTATTCCGAATTGACGATATTTTGTTATTGCGGAAAGTTTTGTCTTTTCGTCTTGCGTGAAGTCTACAACAACCATGATTGTTGAAGCACCCAATTCTTTAACAGCATTATTTCCATGACCATTCGGAGGAGAAATGATTATGTCTGCAACATCATTGATATCGCCAACATATCCGGAAATAAAGGTTAATCCTTTTGTTGCTGAAAAATCTGCTTTTGTATAGTTTATTCCTGTATCAACCAACTCAAAAGAATCAACATAAGATTGATTATAGATGTTTTGCGATAAGCAAGTATCAATATTAGTTGTTATGCCTTCACCAAATTTTACAGTCATATCTGCTCGTCCAAAATTATTCAGATATGTGTCTTTTGCTAGACCGTCTCCGACTATTTGCAAATTTGGTTGGATAGAAAATTTACTATCGTTTGCTGATAATCCCACAGTTAGTGGAGAATCAATAGTAATAGTTCCATAATTTCCTGTTGTGGAGTATGAGTATGATTTTATTTCTCGTCTTTGACCTTCGCCCTGACCAGAATCAACAGAGAATATCAAATTGTTATAAAAATTGTTTGCTCCAATTAAGTATGGACTGTATATGCTTATGGAACCTGTATAACCATTTCCATAATCCTGTTGAACAGAATTGTTTACATCAGGTTTTACACAATTTATTATAGACAAATATGGTTTATATTTTTCTTTCAATTGAACGAAAGAAACTTCTCCAGGCACTGCTGCCTGTTGAACATTCCATTGAAGTGTTCTTTCTTCATCTGTAACTTTAAGATAATTTACATATTCAATAGGCATGTAGCCTTGAGTTATTATTCTTTGTGTTGCTGATGATCCTACACTTTCGTCGTATACAGTTTTTGTTAAAAACTTACGCTTACTTTCGGGAATCATATACATGAATTTCCAACGATATCCATCCGACAGTTTTCTAATCTCTGGATCGGTGTGTGTTGGAGCAACTCTAGATGCTGTGTTATAGTAGTTGTCTATGCACTTGTATACGCGAGTTTCGTCTACCAAAACATAAAATTTTGATGGATTAGCGTCATTAAATAAATCCAATTGGCTATTATATGGTTCATAAACCGAACCCATCTTCCAATCGTATCTTGGGATAACCAAGGAAATGTTATCTTGGGTTATTCTTTTTGCTGCAAGTATATCCTGCCAAAAACTAGTTTCGGCAAAATCGGTATCCATAGATTCTGGAATTGTTAGTATTCCACCACCCGTTATTGCAGATTCGGTTTCCCAAGGTGCAACTCGTCCCATAGTCAGGAAATAGTTGTTTGTTGATGATATATTCATATCCGCCAACAACATTTCTGCCATGTGTCGTCTATAATTTTGTCTAATTGGTGAACATGATGCCATATGTTATTATCTATAATGAATTTTAATGGTGGATTTTCTCATATTGTTATAAGGTAGTTAAAATCTATTACGGTTTCACTACCGGGTATAACATTGTTTGAGGTGTTCATAAGGTATAGTTTTGCCCTATACACGCAATTATTGTTTGTGATAATACTCCCATTATACGCAAAAGGGGTTCCTATCACACCCGTTCCTAGACTTATTGCTCCAGATTCGCTGTTTGGGTTTTGAGGATTTATGAACGGATAGTTGATGTTTATAGTTCTGCTTGATAGTGATATAGGCCCAATATTAGCCATAGTGTACTCTGTTCCATTCTGAGCAACTATGTAAAGATCGCATTTCATATAAATTGCGCCATAATACCCAACATTTAGGAATGTGGATGCTCCAGACGCAGATTTTATTTCATCTATAGTTAACGATATAGACCTACTTCCGCCTGTGCCGAAGGCGATATATTGTGGATCGGTACTCCAAGAACTTGATATGGTGGTATTATTGATTTTTGTAACTCTAAATCTTGGCACTTCAGGTATTGCTATGTTTTCTTTTTTGCAATCAAATTCAATGTTATTAGGTATTTTTAAAAAACTATTAATAGTTATTTTTCTAAATTCCGAATAATGGGTTTCTTCTCCTGTACTTGTTACCCCACCAACATTTCGGGTTACAGCCGCAGTTGGGTTGTAATTCAAAACGACATATCTCTCACCTGATGTGAATCCTGAAGCCCACTCTTGACGGATTGAAGTTGAACCTTCTGCCCATTCCTGCCAGTATCCCGTAGTTCCGTTGTTATATCCTATTGGATTTGTTCCTCTATTAATGTAATCCACATTGGAAATCATTCGGAATCCTCCTATGTCATTTAAAAATTCATTCTTTAAATCATAGGGAATTCGTGCAACAACGGAATCCTTTATTTTTCTATTGGGGTGTTGATAAATTATCCAAAATGGCACGGAATTTTCAAATTCTGGTGTAGTTTGTGGAGAAACGGGATTAACAAAATTTCTATTGTAGGTTACTGGATTGCCCAAAATTTTATGGGCTTGAAATGGGTCTATCCCTTGGCTCATCATTTCAGGCATGTCACCAGAATTAAAAACTCCATCTTGATTAAAATCCAAACTTCCTTGTATTAAAGGATCGTGGATAATAGGATCATATCCTGTCAGTAGACCTGTTGTTGTATCGGTAAACCACGGAGCAAGATCATCGTATGTTAATAATGTGTATGGACTATAGTTTCCTATTAATGGCACTTCGTAACTAATAAGAGAAGAACTAGTGTCTAGTGCAGCGATTGCACATCTCTTTAATTGTACTTTTCCAAAGAAAGCAAGTCCTGCGGGATTTAGTAGTCTCTTTATGATATCTTTATAACGATCTATCGTAACTTCGCTCAATATCAAGTATGAATAATTTTGATAAAAGTGATTATCTTGTATTACTTTATTTGTACTTAATCTGCCATCATTATTTGCATAATATCCCTCGTATTCCGATACAGCACTTATTCCTATTGTTCCGGAAAAATTTCTACCAAAATCAGAGGTTATACTTAAAGATGGTGCAGTTTTATAATTTATTCCAAAATTGTTTATGGTTATTTTTTTTACTTTACCACTACTATCAACCTCACTTACACGACCTGCTCCCTTGATGCCAGTATCGTTTGATGCTGATGTTATTACAATAGTATCTCCAACCCTATAGTTACTACCACCATTTGTTATTTCTATTTTGCCCAATACAGGAAACACTCTTGGTTCAACCCTAGTAACCCCTTTGGAATCTTCAAATTCTATTCCATTGTAACCCGAAACAAATTCACCATTGATATTGGCTAAAAACAATTCTGCAATATCGTTTGTTCCAACCCTATAAACACTAGCATCCAGAACACGAGCACTTGCAATCAAATTTCCATTTTGATCTTTTTGATATATGGTCTTTCCAAGACTATCAAATATAGTATTGCCCAAATTATTTGATAACTTTATAGATCTAGAAAGTATCCACTTTCCATCGGATAGTTTTAAAATGTCGTTTTTGGGGTAGTAGAACTCAACACCAGTATCAAACAAAATTCTGAATAAGAATTCGTAAGTCTTCTCTGTTCCCTTTGCGCTATAAAACCCTTTAATGTTCTTTAGTAGTTTTACTGCATCTACGGGTTTTTTAGTTTTTTCCGATATTGCTAGAGTTTGTGGGAAATCCAAAAGATATTCGTTTTTAAATCGGTCAATAAATTGATCTAGACTTTCATCAACTTCTATCGCACTTCCTAATTTTTTAGGAGAACGAAATCCCGATTCGTCGTTATCTAACCACTCGTAGTATGCGGATAAAAAGGCAACCATAGTTGGATGACCAATTCTAACAAATTCCGGTAGTTGTCCGGATATGAACGGTGTTATTGGTTTACTTTTATCGCTAGCCATTGATTACTCAGAAAAGAACTGTTTGAGATTGGTTTGTTGTATATAGATTGTCTGGTTCAACTGCGTAATTTGAAGATTCTGCATCAATTGATATTATCTGATTTCGCAATGCCTTGATATCTTGTTTTTCAGGTATTACAGTAATTCGTATTTCGGAACTTGTTTTTGGAACTATGTACTCGGGTTTAAAGTTGTTTAGAGTTATTAATCCCTTTGTGTAATCAATCTTGCCCGCTTTGGAATTTATGTAAACTTTAGAAGTACCATCTATTTTGTAGACTCTAATGTTTCCATAACCGTCATCATCAAGATAGCAATCTACTATTGGTTTAACTGTTGCTGAACTTGTTTTATCTTGATAACCAAAAGCATTCGTAGAAACAACAGAAGTAAATCCATCTATAGGATGTAAGATGGAATTATAGAATTTTATGGTGTAAGACGAAGCCTTATTTAATAGCGGTTCAATTCTTTTTTGCAACTTCAGATTCATTGTTGTTCCTGTAATTGAGGTATTTACAGAATCTATTGTTGTTATAAATTTTGATGCTCTAAAATCTTTTCCAAACTTGAACAAGTATGCCGACTCGTAACTCAAAACTCGGTTTGTAATTAGTTCTCGTAATCCATCAATACTTAAATTAGTTTTTGTAGGATCATACATCGTATTTGTACTTATTTCCAAATAGATGTAATCTGGATCAACAACTTCTGGCGTTATAGTTACAAGATTTCGTTTTCCTAGTACTGTCTTTTCAATAGCCAATTTTTCTATTAAACTTATTTTCTTGCCATTTTTTGGTTTAATTGAAATGAACACCTTACCGTATGCTGGTGGTTCGTTATCTTCTCCACCCCATACAAAGAATGAGTCTATTGTATCACTAAATTCCGAGACTAAAATTGTTTTATAATCTTCTGTAGTTACTGCTCTTTCTTTTGCTTGATAACTTCTTGGAGCGTAATACTTGATAGATTCTAGCGTTTCTGGTGTTGTTCCACCAAAAGAGGAAGTGTAATTTCCCTCCGTGTCAAGAATAGTAGTAATTGCGGTTGTTCTACCAGAAGTTCTTGGAGAAGCAAAAGACGAAACTGCTCCGCTTGTATAGGTGAAGGCTTTGCAATTGTTAGCCAAATTACCACTTGTAACGATGTACTCTAGATTTATCACATTACCGTTTTCTAGGGCTTTACCAACAACTCCATCACCAAAATAAATCTCATATCTACCGTCTTCAGATTCCTGTAAGAAATAAACATAAGAATCGGAATTTAAAGAATTCACATCAGCAACTCTACTCCAAATGTTCAAAATTCCTGTGCTATCATTTACAGAGTTTTGAACTCTTACTTTTATTGTGTCTACATCTATATTACTACTTGGCAATATGAATCTTTGTGAGGGATCAAATGTGTTTACAACATAAGAATATGTTTTTAGAGAACCCTCAGATAATTTTACATTTGTGGCTTTTATTATGTTGTTAACAATTTTTAGTTTTGTATCTTCTGTGGCAATAAAATCATAGTAAGAGCCTCCAGGAAATTTCCCTCTAAAAACATCTCCGCGATTTACAAAAGCGTTTCCGCTTTTCACACGATCTAGTAATAAAGAAGGTTGCGAGGTATTTCCGTTTAAAAATTCTATATCAACAAAAACTTGCGATGATTTGATTGATCTTGGTGTGTAACCTAATTGTTTTGCTATAGAAACTACGCTATTTCGGGTTATAGCAGAATCTAAAAATGCTTCATTAGCAACCATATTTGCATAAAATGCTTGATAATGTGTGTTGTATGAAAGCAAATCCAAAATTATGTTTATACCTGCTCCTTCAAAATCAAAGTCTTTGAATAGAGGTTGATCTTTAAGGTATGTTTTAAGATTGCTTTTTATTGAATCAAAATCTAAAGCATCTATTTTTAAATTATTTTTGTTCATCTAGTTCTCTCCAAGACAATACTTGTTTCAAAAGTTTGTGGTCGGTTTACCACATTAAATTTAACGGTTACATTCAATTCGTTTGTGTCTGCGTTTGATAGAAAGTTTATGCTTAATCCTTCAACTCTTGGTTCATATTTTCTTATTACTTCTTCTATATTTCTTTTTAAAACAGAGTATACCACAGGGCTTGGATTTTCAAATAACAGATCTTGTATTCCTGAACTTATTTCAGGATGAAAAGGTTTTTCAAATTTTTTCAATAGAAGTAAATTTCGTATGGCTCGTTTAACCGCGTTTTCATTAACCTTAACGATAACATCATTTGTGATTGGATGAGGAATCATATTAAGATCCAAGTCACCAAACAAAAAGTTTTCCAATTTAGTTGTGCTTTTCATTTAGTTTCCTCTCAATATTTCCAATTCAACAAAAGAACGATACTTATCCATTGCTCTTTCACAATCATCATAGTCATCGGGAATATCGTGTAAATTCCCCCACTCAGCCCTAACAAATCCTAAAAACAATTCTTCTTTCTTTATCGGCACTAAAGAAAACGCATCTATATTTTTTGATTCATTGTAAGTTTTTATTAGACTGTCTTCTGGTAGAGATCTAGTTAATCTAATTTTCGGATTATCTTCCTTTAACATAGAAACCATACACCAAAATAGAGACACAAGAATGTTGTGTAGATTTACTGATTCCATTGAAACGCCAGGTCTGCAAGACTCGTGGCTTACACTAAATCGTTTCATTGGTGATCCTTCTAGGAATTTGCCACCATTATGAAACTGCGCTAGTTGAACACGATCAGCATTTAATTGTATTCTTAAAGAGGTTAGCAATTCGTGTATAGTGGTATGTTTATACCCATCCTTTGAATTTACATTCAAAGAATTTTGTTCTTGCTTATTTCGTAGTTCTTTATATTTTTTTCTAAGGTAGATTAAACCCAAAATTAAACCACCTATAGAGCCTACTATAGCACTACTTGAATCCAACCAATGCTGAATGTCTGTTACTTGTGTCATTTATCCTCCACAATAAACATTTGTACTTCCTGTGGCAATAGATGAGCCGCAGGCAACCGGATCGCCAACTCGCATTATTTGTCTGCTATTTACATATACTTGAGAAGATCCCTGAATGCTAACCGAAATGTGAGATGGGTGCTTATCGTCGCAAGAATCGGTATGTGGCCCTAATCCGTCAAACTGCCTATGGCAACCTTTGCTGTTAACAAAAACATTGCCAGACCATGCAATAACCGGTCTTGGCGGATAACAACCGTGTCCGCTACAAATATCCCCTTGTGTGCTAACTGCTGGCATTAGTCGTAAAATCCTCTTTCCTTCATTTTATTGAGGTATTCTTTGTTTGTCGCAGGCTTCCCATCAACATAAAATTGATTATTGATATTTAGGATCAAACGATCACGATCCGAAGACCAGTTGTTTGATATACCTATGCTGAATTCCTTGTCGGTAAACACTCTTGGATCTCTAGCATTAAATGCTCTTATAATGAACCTTGCAACATTTTCTGCTCCCCGTCCAACCCTAAATGACGAAGCCGAACCGACTGTTGCATAGTTCTTTTCTGTTATTTTGAAATCTGGAGGAAGTCTCCACCTCTCCATGAAGTAATCCTTGGTGTTTTTATCTTCAGGATTGTCGGGCAAATCCATTTCCGAGATGAATCCATAAGCCACACCCGTATCCATATCTAATGTTAGATTTGGTGGAAATTCACCACCAACAACCATATACTTGATATCGCAGCACTCGTTGCATCCGTAAACTACACCATATAGAGAAGCGTATATTCCACTAGGGCCATATGTTGAAGGTCCTGGAGACGGATAAGCATAAAATGCTATTGTTTTTGATTCTTTTGTTATTCGTTGTCCCTCTCTAAATGAACCAAGACTAGAGTTTATAACAGAGGGTACACTTTGACTAATTCCATTTTTACCGCCAAACACAATCAAACATCTGCTTTCCGTTTGCCCTGGACCATAAGTTACCTGTTTTGTATGCACTGCCCCTGAACCTGAAAGTCCATAGCAATTAAAATTATCCAATCCTACAGCATAACATCCTGTAGTTTCGGATATGACATTTCCCTCAATATTGTAAGCACCATTAGGATAATAAAACTCTGGTGGTCTCATTCCGTAATGGCTATATCTTCCTTGCCATATACCCCAATCTTTAGGGCCCGTATTACCGTAAGTCTCTGATCCATCGGTTATATGACATGTTGCTTGAACACTACAAACGGTAGAGTAACCACCATATCCATATCTTGTTCCGTTTGTGTATCGCATCAGAATTCGCCACCGTCTATTTCTATTGGACTTGCAGTTATTGGTGGGAATTCGGATTCAAATGCTACTATAGGTATTGCAGGAATTCCTTGTGTGGCACTACCTACATCAGACCTTCCTGGATAAGCAGATATCAAAGTTGCCTTTCCTCCAGGTACTGCATACAAACTTTGGGTAGGAATTCCTGGTGCTCCAACATCCACAAGGTTTACATCAGTCACATTACCCGACAACCCTCCACCCACAGGAGGCAAAGGAACTGCGCTTAGGTTTGTTATATTTTGTGGCCCTGATGATAAGAATGAGGATGGTGCTGGTGCTACTGCGGTAGCAACATTTGCTCCGGTGTTTACTGCCTGAATTGCTGCTGCTGGATTTATAAACGCCAACACACCAGCAAATGCTCCACCCACAGAAGTTCCAACAGCACCTCCAACACCACCCAATCCAATTCCTGCTCCTATTGCAACTACATTTGTTAAATTGATTCCTGAAGATAGACTTTGTAGGGTTTCTCCAATTGCTTTAGGTATTGCTGATAGGCTTTCTCCCGCAGAGTTCAAAACTCCTCCAATATTTTGTCCTAGAGGATCCGATCCTCCTGCGGAAGCGATTGTGGCGGTAGTTGTGGAAACTTCTGTGGTTGTTTCAGTACCAGCAGCCAAAATACTTTGGTCTGTATTGATAAGATCAACATTACTTTCTCCAACAACCTGTTGCAACTCAACCTGTTGCGTTGCTCGGCTTGCGATTGCAGCGTCAACTTGTGCTTTTTCTGTTGCGGAAGATTGAATATTTTGTTCGTCTGATCCAATTTCCTTCAAGGTTTGTGTTCTATTATTAACAGTAATTTCATCACTATTATACAATTTAGAGTCAACATCAGAAACCTTTGAACCTTTAGGAAGATTTGAAGGAATTGTTGCTGTATTGTTTTCTCCACTTACAACATTTGAAAGATTGGCTTGGTTGTTGCCCCAAGATTTTGCCGAAGTTCCGTCTGGCAAAACTGCGGTTTGTAATCCCTTTCCTCCACTAGATTGTCCGTTTAGATTTTTTAGATAATCGGTGTTCAAAAACACATTGCCCATTCTATCTTGCAATTGTGTTAAAGCATCCGAAGGAATTGCAGATTTAATAAATGGTGATACTTGAGCATTGCTGAGATTTGGGCTTGATGCTAATCCTGGTTGAACTCCTTCAGGATTAAAATCTATTCTTGGTGCAACAAACATCATATTACCATCACTTGCTACAGTATAAGTTCCGTGAACTCTATGCTCAAAGTTCTTATCTGTTTCCATTACAACATTGCCCTTTGTATGGACTAGAACATCACCACCAATTTCAATGTAAAAATCTTTTGCTGCTTTTAAGGTGGTAACTGCACCATCCATATTCATGTAGCAATTGCCTTTTATAAGCAACTTTTTATCCGAAAGAATTATTTCGTTATCTTCGCCAACAACTTTTTCCACTTTAGAACCATCAGGATGAATCTCCATCCAAGTTCCGGCTTTATGGTAAACACCAATTCTTTCTTTATCGGGAGTATCATCTAATTCAATTATGTGTCCCGATTCTGTTTCTAAAACATGGTTTTTGGGATACTCTGCTGCGTATGGAGTTTCCTTTTCATCCCATTTTAACCAAGACTGTATAGCAGTTTCAACACCAGAAACTTTATCTTTTCTTTTCTTTTCTACGATTGTCTTTTCAATAGATTCGTTTCTAGATAACCGATTGGTATCTGGTTCTTCTAGATGATCTTTATTGGGCCATTTGCCATCAGGATCATTGAATCCTAATGATGGTGTTGAAGGATATCCTGGTATGCCGTGAAACGAACCAATTACTATTGGGTCTTGAAAATTCACTCCATCTCTAAAAAACCCAATTACCCAAGATCCTTTTAATAATCCCGTTGGCGAATGTCCTTTGCCGCTAACCGAAGAACTAGTTGCAGGCATTAATAGAGTTGCCCAAGGAAGATCTTCTGTAGGCAAATCTTCTTTATTGTGAGTATGATATTCAAAACAACGAACACGAACTCTACCAAGTTTTAGTGGATCATTATTGTCTTCCACAACTCCGTGGAACCAATAAAATCCATTTTTTCCCATTTGGTCATGTATCGTATAAGATTCCATTTTATTTCCTTATTGCTCCAATACCAATATTGGGAACAGTTGGAGTTCTGCTTGTTGTTGTTGATTCTGCACCAATAGACTTGCTGCCATCCGACAAAATAAATGTTTCGCCCTGTTGTTTAATATTACTCAATGGCTGTGCATATGAGTCTTTAACTAGTGTCATTATCAATTCATAGTTGTTGTGCGTGAATGAATGGTTGATTTTTGTAACCATATAATTACCACTCAAGTACCTATCATACTCAAATCCACTTGCAACTCCCGCAGGGTCTTCCATAGAAGGAATGAGAAGTTCTACCATATCTCCAACTCTTCTCCGAGAATCGCCTAAAACTTTAATCTGAACTACTATTGAACCAATTTGATTCATTAAACTTTGTCTAAGCAAAACATAATTTTCATAACCATCATTATCAACCATTGATTCGTGTTTATAATTCGCATTGTCTCCAAATTTATTGGATTTTTTTGGTAGTATCTTTGTATAAGATGCTAAACGAGTTGAGTATGTGTCTCCATTGTTTTGCGATCCTCCAAAAGAGAAAGACTCTGAAGTTATCAAAGGATTAGGAATACCACTCTTATCAAAATTAGTAGATGATAAATTAGGGGCGTCTTCGGTATGAACTGTTTTATAGAAAGTGTTAAAATAATTAAACAAATCAATTTCTATAGTTTTTTTGGTTATGTCTAAAGTTTTGTATGATGATGCGTACATACCTGATGTGACATCTTTCATCTTATCCGCATAACTTAGAACTATAAATTCTTGTATGTTTTTGTATTGCATCATATCTTTTGTTTTATCACTTGGTATTCTTGTATAACTTGCAACTACTTCTTTGTTCTTGAAATAAGAAACAGGAACAAAATTATAGATTCCATTTAGTTGTTGAAAAAACAAATAATCGCAGCCGAGTTTGTTGTCTAGTATTCCATGTGATCTATTAGCCAACCAATTTATTGCATAAAACGGCGACCAATAAGGAAATACAACGCTCTTATTTCCTTCAGTTTTATAATCAAAAAATGCTGGAGAATAAGACTCTTGTGATTGGTTGGCAAATGCTGGACCACTAACAAACATCGGATCTTGTTTTACAATCTTTACAATATAATCCTCAAATATCTTTTTAGCCATATCCGAATACGGCATATCACGATAGGATCCTGAAAATTTTACCTGAGTATTTACAAAAAATTCAGGGGACACAAATTCAAGAGTGACAAAGGCGTTTTTATCCGAGGAGCCAATAGTATTTCTCGTACACTTATACACTCGCATCATTAGTGTAATTTCTTTACTTGATTGATTGTCTTGACCTGGAGTGTAAAAGGATATTGATAGTTTTTCGTCTCCGATAATTGGTGCGTGCGTCACCAAAGCCAAAGAATCTATAAACGAGATAGTTCCAGACAAACTATTGAAATAAATGTCTTCGTATATTTCAACCGAACTTATAAGTTTTAATAGACTAACAGATAAACCAGATCTAGTTGTCAACATAACATCTTTGATTATGATGTCACCAAGATTTGCTATCTTGTTTGACGGTGTTGCTGCCTCTATAGTACTATCGTTTATATTTGGTAATGCCATAATTTATTATACTTGTGTTTTTCTTTTTGGCTTAAGTAAATCCGTCATTTGAGAAATAACTATATCAATGTATTCGGGTTTGACTAAATTTATAATTCTTTTCTTTTCATTTAAAGAAATTTCATAGTCGGTATTATTTACTTCTCCTAGTAAATTAAGAGTTCTTGGAGTGCCTGAAGAGTATATCCTTATTCTAGATTCTGTTGTGTCTTCAAATGGAATTCCTCTAGGATTCGCCCAAGAACCATCGCTATCCTCAAAATGATGAATTGCTGTAGAATTCGGTTCTACATATCGTATTTTTGTTTCTATACTTACACCATTTGAATTTGTTATTGTTAGTATGTTTGCATCCGTTGCTGGCACTCCAGTATTTCCAACATCACCGTAAACAATCATTTTACTTAGAGTAGGATCGTATGAAGTTATTAGCAAATTATTAGTAGTGGTTGATGTGACTACTTTTGCTGTTGTGTTTCCGTTAATTATAGGTTCACTTTTTAGTGTTTCCTGAGATCGTTTTGAGCCAGATGCATAATAAAAAATATCGTCTGTATAAACAGCATAACCTGAATATTTTTCTGCAATGTAATTTGTTAAGGCTCTTTCGTTTAGAGGCCAATCAAAATACGGATCTAAAATTTCATTAAACAGAAGAATTACCCAATGTAAATTGGAGTTGCCGTAAAAATTATGCGCCAAAGTATCTGGTCTATCATTTTCCTTTATTCTATAGGGAGCAAATAGTCCCTCTTTTTGTTTAAGATAATTAGAAAATTTAGCACGAACAAGTATGTTTTTTACTTGTTTTACTTCTAGATTTTCACCATCTAAAACAATAGATGTAACTGGAAATGCGGAAAAATAACTCATTTTAGAATCCTTGCTCTATTCTGTCTGCTGTTAGAATTTCTAGTTCTGAGAAGGTTAAAGACATCTCAATTTTTGTTGGTGCGGCTCCTCCGACAGGTTCTCCTCTATCGGTTTGTGTGGAAACTGGAGCAAATGTGGAAAATGGCTCATCACCGTAAGTGACATTTATATCAGTTAAAGAGCATCTGCCTATTCTAGGCAAGTATAAATTTTCCATTCCATCGTGATTAAATCTGATTCGGAATTCTGCGGGGAACTCTACATAACGCCCTGCCAATCCACCTATTCTTTTTGGCAAAGAATATCTTTTGAATAGATTTATTATCTGATAGGTAGTTTCAACTTCTTTTGCGTTTCTTGGTAAAAATTTAAAAGTAAACTCAAAAGTTCTTCGCTTTGTGGATTTATACATGTTTATGATAAATGGATTAGTAACTTTTCGGCTTACTGCTCTATAATAATTCGCAAGATTTAGTTGACCTCCAAGTTCTCCTCCTAAATTTTTTGTTAGTTGGTTCAAGTAGTCTCCACTAGATCTCAATGCTTGTCTACCGAAAGTTTCCATTGTGGCTCGTATCTGTGCTGAAAGATTTTCATCATTCACACCTCTACTCTTAAACAGATTCGTTAAAGTTTGTGCAGTAACTTTCATAGTATCAGTAACAACTCCAAGTTTAGTAAAATCTTCTTCCGTATATTCAACGCCATAAGAAGTTTTTAAATTTGATGGCATGTATAAACATATTGTTCTAGGAACTCTTTGGTTTGCTGTACTCATTCCCGTAGTTTCTTGAACAAACCCAAATTCTCCTGCACCAACTTTATCGCTTCCTTCATAACTGAAGTTATTCCATAAATCTTTTGCTACTTGTGATCCTATTCCACTTGATGCTAATAATCCTGCACCTAAGCCAAAACTTCCAAGAGTGGCTGCAATTCCTGCTGGACTGTTTATTAAATCGGCGGGACCTGATAATAGACTTGCAACTCTTTCTGGATCAAGTCCTACTGTTGAAGACATTTTTTTAATGTCTATTCCGTATATTCTAGGATTTGCATCAGATTTGGAATCGGTATTTGTTTTCAAGTTATTTCCGCCAGAAACAAACATCTCAAACGATATCCAATTTTTTAGTTCTGGAGTAAGACCCAAATCATATGGATAAGAAAATATCATTTCCTTATCGCTACCTGCCGGTTTAAGTTGATTGGCATCACTAAAATAGCCGCTATCCTGTTGCTGTAATTGTCTAAATCCTTCTTCTCTGTCTTGTTGTATTTTCTTCTGCTCGTTATCTTGTAAATCTTTTAGAATAGCGTTTGCTTTGGCTTTGTTGGGTGATGGTTTCACCTTCCAAGTATTGGTGGCAGAATCATAGAAAATGTCTTGATTATCATTTAATAGAGCGGGATCATCCGTTATTATGTCAAAATCTTGACCGTTCTGATAAACAGCATTGGTATCAGCATCCAAAAGTTTTGGATCTACCTGCTGAAATCCCTTTCTTAATCCTTGAGCCCCGTTAAATGCCCCCTCGCCTAGATCTGGCATATAGAATATCCTTTCTATTCTAAGGTGTGTAGAGTTATTTATTCAAAAAAATTTAACTAAATAATATAGATAGTAGGAGGGGTTTAGAATCGGAACTTTTAAAACATATAAGGGGTTTTATAAACCTAAAAGTCCTGAAAAATACAAAGGCGATCCAACAAATTGTGTATATCGTTCCTTGTGGGAACGAAGGTTTATGCAGTATTGTGATACAAATGACTCTATTATTGCATGGTCTTCCGAGGAAGTGATAGTTCCGTATAGATCTCCGTTAGATGGTAAGATTCACAGGTATTTTGTTGATTTTTGGATAAAGACGCGGGATTCAGACAATAACGAAAAGTGTATCCTGATAGAAATAAAACCAAAAAATATGACTGAAAAACCTACAATAACAGAAGGCAAAAAGATGACAAGGGGTGCTATGCTAAAGATGCGGGACTGGATTATCAACAGCACCAAATGGGAAGCGGCTAGAAATTATTGTTTAGATAAAGGTTGGGAATTCAAGATACTGACGGAAAAGGAAATCTTTGGAAAAGTATAAAGGCGTTCAAAATTGAGTAGAGAACAAGTAAACGCAATAGTAAGAAGATTTAAGTTTGAGAACTATGATATTGCCGACCGAGAAGCAACCCATTGGTTGGGTAATGCGTTAAAAGAGGTTGGAACGATATACAGAGAGCCTCTCTTAAGAAAAAGTTCCAACAAATCAATGGCGGCGGGAAGTATGTACTTCTTTCAATATAATCCTAAACACGCCAGTAATAAGAGTAAACTGCCATTTTACGATCAGTTTCCGTTGATAATTGTTTTAAAGTGGGATAAAGGATCGGTTTTAGGATTAAACCTGCACTATCTGAGACACTATAACCGTGCTGTATTTTTAAACTATCTACTAACACAAACAAATATAGACGAATGGTATAGGTATCCAGCAGATCCATCTTCAGTATTCATAAAAGCATCGTATGATAAAATAAAGGGGTCAAGCCCGCTTATGAATAAATTTTTAAGGGCTGCAATAAAAAGATATGATTATACTAGGGTTATTGGCGGGGCGTTGTATATCAAACCTATTGATTGGAAGGTCTTACCATTTTTACCCCTAGATAGATTTATAGGAAAAACACGAGAAGAAGTTTTTAAATGGGCAGCAGAACAATAAAGGAATCTATAAATGGATAATGTCTTTAATCTTAGTTCATTTTCTTCATCTTTAGGAAATCCTGGTAGATCGGATAGCCGTTCCTTTCAAGTAGGCGGAAAATCGGCAAAAGACCGAGGTGCGTCTTTTATAGAAGATCAAGTAAACTTTGGTCGTTCCACAGGATATTTAAGATCTAACAGATATTGTATTCTGTTTCAGGGAGTTCCAAGTTCTCTTGAAATGCAAAGACAGGATAATGGATTTTTGTGGGGTTTGGATAACAAAAGACTTTCTTTAAACTGCCTTCAAGCAAGCATACCAGAAAGTTCATTTTCCACATCAGACTTTCGTGTTGTAGGGCCAAAAAGATCAATTCCTTATTCCCAAGATTTTGGTGATACCAACGCATCGTTTCAATTTAATTGCGGTACTGATCTTTATGAGTACACATTCTTCAGAGCATGGCAGAGATCAATAATAGATCCAGTATCCCGATATGTTTCATTCTATGACGATTACGCAAAACAATGCTCCATATCAATTATTCCTCTTCCAAACTTTGTTTATAATTTTGGTCATGTTCTAGAGTTGTTGGAATCTGGAAGATTATACGGTATAAAAATGACTGAAGTTTATCCAAAAAGTGTAGGGGTAAATCAGTTCCAAAATGCTTCTACAAATACTCTAACCGTTTCAAGCGTAAATTTTGCCTATCGTGAACTTATTCCATACGCAAGTTGGGACGATGATACCAAATATGCCATGCATGCCGGTATATCACAAATAATGGATATGACATCTAATAGTGCTAGAGTTTCCGACGATCAACTAAATGGAATTAGAAAAGATTTGACAAACGAAGAAAAGCAAAGATTGCAAACTGCTTGGTTGGCAAAGGCTCCTGCTGGTGCAAAGATAGATGGTGGAAGACCGGATTATACAAAGTATTTGAAAAACAATCCAAACGATCCTACCTTGCCTCAATACGCAGGAGAGCCGGATCTATTCCTAAACAACCTCATAACATCAGGAATCAATACTTCAGCCTTGTTTAGAGGCATATAAATAAAATTACATTAATGTCAAGGAGACTATAAAATGGCTTTACCTATTGTTGCGACACCAAAATATGAAATAAAGATACCTTCAAGCGGTCAGGTGATTGAATATAGACCGTTTTTGGTAAAAGAAGAAAAGATTCTTCTTCTTGCTAGTGAAACTAAAGATGAGCGTGAACAAATTCGTGCAATGAAACAAGCAATAAGAAGTTGCACTTTTGAAAAAATTGATGTTGATAAACTTGCTCCATTTGATATTGAATATCTGTTCTTAAAGTTGCGATCAAAATCTGTTGGTGAAACTGTTGAGGTTTCCGTTTCTTGCGAAGATGGGTGTAAAGAGACTGTAAAAGTTCCTGTTCGTCTTGATGATGTGGAAGTAAAATTCAATCCACAATTTACTAATCGCATTCAATTATCTGACAATGTTGGAGTCTTGATGCGATATCCCGCTTACGATGACATGATAAAATTGGCTGAAGCACAAAAGAAAGATGACCCCGCCCTAATCATGGAATTTGTGGCAAGTTGTGTGGATGTTATATACGATAAGAGTGAAGTCTACAAGGCTAGTGAATACTCAAATAAAGAAATTGTGGAATTTTTAGAGCAGTTGTCTCAAATGTCACTAAAGAAAATAATGAATTTCTTTGAGTACATGCCAAGTCTAGAAAAGACAATAACATATAATTGCTGCGGAAAGGAAAAGGAGGTAACGCTAAAGGGAGCACAAAGTTTTTTTCAGTAAGCATGATGCACGATAGTCTTGCAAATATGCTTGAAAGTAACTTTGCTATGATTCAACATCATAAGTATTCCTTAAGCGATATTGAGGGGATGATACCGTGGGAGAGAAGAGTTTATATTGAAATGCTTGTTAATCATGTGAGAGAGGAGAACGAACGGCAGGGTAATTCAAATCAATTTGATCCTGCTCAATTTAAAGGATAAGTAGATGGCAGAGTCAGAATTTAATTTAGGTCCTAACTATCCGCCTGGTGGCGCACCCGAAAATCCAAGGGTGAACAATTCTGCATACGATTCAGAATTGAAAAAGGCGCAGCAGTTACAAACAGATACTTTAAAGTCTCTCAACGAAACTATAAAAGGACTTTCTGAACAATATGCCGAACTTACTGCAAATGATCGTAAATTGACTGACGAAGAACTTGCAGCGAGTAAGATGCTGCGAGAAAAAATTGATGTTCTATCTCAAATATTAGAGAGTGTAAAAAGTGATGCTTCTAAAGGAGGGCCGCAAGTTCCTCTATCTGCTATAGGCATAAAAGAAAGAACAGAAACATTTACAAAACTTTCAAAAGTAATAACTGACTTTCAAAGGTCTTCTGCTGATCTTAGAGCGGCTGGTGGTGGAGAAATGGAATTTGACCAATGGTTCTCTACCTATTTGGAGCAACAAAAACTAGACAACTTAAGTCTATCTCAGCAAGAACACAACAGTTTATTACTTCAAGATGTAAAGAAAATACTTAAAGACTCCAACACATCCTTATCTTCTTTATCTGAAGATGAGTTGGAAGAATTGGCTAGAAGATCTATAAAATTATCTATTGACCAAAAGCAAATAGAAACAGACTTATTGGCACAAAACAGGGATGTCATTAAACTCAATAAAGATGCTAATGCTCAAGATATAAAAAATACAAAGGCTATAGTAGAGTCAAGCAAATTTGATCCATCAAAACCTATAATTGAATACGGATTTAAAACAGTAAACAAGCAGATGGCGGAAATTGTGGAGAACACAAAGCCCCGCAGTCTGTTTAAAATTGTTACTGATTTAATGGGCCCCTTTGGCAAAATTATATACTTTTTTGCCAAGTTTGTTGTTGCACCACTATTGTTTTCTTTTGGTATCATTACTGGATTTTTATTAGTTCAATACGGAAAACTTAAAGGATTAGGTGCTTTATTAAGTGGTGAAGTGTTCCTATTATTTTTAGAGGGATTAAAACGATTTAAAAACATCATAGTGTTTTTGTATAAAGATGTTCCCTTAATAGTTTCTAGTTTTATAAATCAAGTATCTACAAATGCTGCAAAAGCAGTGCAGCCTATAAGAACTATTTCTAGAATATTTTCTAACATTGCTAGTGGTAGTGAAACATTCTTTTTCGCTTGGACTCGCATACTAAATTATATACAACTAATACCATATCGTCTTGCTGCATGGTTTGAAATCTTTAAAAATTTTGAATCCAATATAGGCAAATTAAGTAAGTTTGAAAAGATTTATGTTGTTGTTGGAGACGCACTAATAGGTATAGGAAAAATAATAGATAAACTGAAACCCACATTTGAAACTATTGGAAAATTTGGCACATCAATCACAAACCTAGCAAGTTATATTGGTAGCATAGTAGGAAAAATATTTTCTCCAGTTACCCAATTGTTTTCTTCTAATTTAGGAAAAGCGTTGATAGGCTTTGATAAGATGGGTGTTGGATTATCTTCAATGTTTAAGTTTGGTGTTACCATAGGTAAATGGCTTGGTGGGGTTACTCCTTGGTTTGTTACCCTTATCACATTATTCGCAGATATTCCTAAATTTTTTAAGGCTTTATTTTATACTGATGCATATACCGCCATTAAATCTGTAATGGCTTTAATTGTACAAGTTGCTGGATTAGTTTTGTCTACCCTATTTGGCGGACCTTTAGGTGCAATTGCCGCATCATATGTTCTGAAGTTTGAAAACATAATGAAATGGCTTGATCCTATCTTTGATTTTATTATATACACTGGTGGTATTGTTTTGGGATTATTGTATTCAATCTACAAAGATTTTGTACAACCTGCATTTGAAGCAATCGGACAAGTTGCCTTAACTGTATTGAATTTGGGATTTGCTTTATTAAAGCCTATATTTAAATTTGCTCAGTTTGTATTATTGCTATTAACACCTCTATTTGCTATTGTTGCTTTAGTGTTTAAGGGTGTGGGTTATCTTTTTAAAGGGATATCAATTCTATTCAAAGCAATAAACAATAATATAGTTGAGCCGTTTATTAAATTTTCAGAATGGTTTATGTTCAAATTTATACAGCCAATTTATGACTGGCTTGCAAGCACTTGGTTTGGTAGACTTGCTGGCATGGAAACAAAAGAAAAGCGTTTAGCCAGAGAGCGTAAACAAAAGTTAAAGAATCAAACTGCTGAAGGCGAATCTAAAAATAGTATTTTTTCCGAAATCAACATTGATACAGAATCTATAGGCAAATCTGTAGATATTGGTATAGGTAAAACAAAAGAGTTTGTAAATTCTGCTGTTGATAAAACTGTTGGTGTTGTTGAAAGTACTACAGATTCTTTAAAATTTATTAGTAAAGATTTTTCAGGTTCAATTTATCATTTATCAGACACTTTAAAGACGCAGTTGACCCCAATCACAAATACAATGATTCATTTGGGCAAGTCTTTAGGTATGCGGGCTACAGAATTTGGTAATGTGGCTTTAGATAAAATGAATACGCCAATGGTACAAACCGTTTTAACGAATCTCACAACGCCCATTTCAGGCTATTCTACTGCCACTACAATAACTCCATCAAATGCTCCCGCCAACAATCGTATGGCTGAAGAATATCAATGGATGGCATCTTTACTAGAGAAAGCCTCTGGAGATGAAAAGAATAGAGCCGCCAATAATACTGTTAACAACCAACAAACAACGGTAGTCAACAATACTAGTGGCGGCTCATCAATGACTATGCCTAGCAACAGCGAAAGAACTGTTAATCAAATTAACAATTCAGTTCGCCCCGCAGGATAATCAATCCTCTTCAGCCAACTTGCGGAAGTATGACAAGGTATCATCCTCGTCACCTGTTTCCTCTTCCTGTACAGGCTTCTTTGCAGCGGGAGCGTCCTTCTTACGGAACTTCTCGCTCAAACTCTCACGGATAGGTTCTTCGTCTTCAGCCTTCTTTGCGGACTTGATTTCTGTGGTGAGAACAGTCTCGTACCGCTCCTTCAGTTCCTCGTAAGACTTAAACTTGTCGGAAGCAACAAACTCCTGCAAGGCATACTGAGACTTCCACAACTTCTCAAGCCATTCATCCTTGCCTTCAAGCAAAGGACTCTTGGTGTCAAACTCGCTCTTGTCATAGTTTGCAAAACCACCAACAGTCTGAATCTTCATCTTGAAGTTGCAGCCGTTCCAAAAATCAAACGGGTTGATTGGCTCTTCACCAGGAAACTTCGGCTGCATGCAGTCGCTAATCTTGTCAAAGATCTTCTTGCCGTAGCGGAACAGGAACACCTTGGTCTCATTGTCCCTATTAGCAGGATCGCTGACAACCATGATGTTTGAGATGTACGATAACTTACGCTTGCGGTTACGAGCGATATCCTTGTCGGATTCAATTCCGCTGTTCCACAGTTCGTTGTTTGCTTCGCACACAGGGCACTTCTTGCCTACAGTAGTGGGGCAGTTCTCAATGAACCATCCACCCTTGCCTTGGAACCCGTGATTAAACACGCGAACCCAAGGAACTTCTTCGCCAGCACAAGCAGGCAGGAAACGGATGATAGCAAAACCGTTGCCGTCCTTGCCACGCTCGGTGCTCCAAAAGCGGTCGTCCTTATATGACTTACTTTCCGTCGTCTTTTCCAATTCCTTGGCGAGAGCCGAGACGGAGTTCTTGCTCATCTTCTTTAGGTCTGAAAATCCAGCCATTGTAGTATCCTTTCGTATTACGAGGTATTAAAAGTATGAGTGAGTGTGTATTGTATACTAAGTATTCTTTGTATGCAACTTGTTTGTGATGATTTCCGAGATAATTCTCTTCAGTTCATCACGCCTAGTATCTAGGTGAAGGAAGGGCGCATAACGAAGAAGAGGAATACCAACTTCTTCCCAAATAGGATCACCATCCATGTTCCATCGTTTTGTAAAATGTAACAGATGATCCAATACTAAAAAAGTTTCAGGAGAAATGCGCTTCTCCATTACTGATCTAAAAATTCGTGGATGTGTTCCGTCTTCCTGATGGAACAGTTTGTTAAAACATTCAGGATCATCTTTGCAGGTCTCCCATAATTTGTTTATTTCACCCTTTATATGATACTGCAAAGACTGAACTCGCTTCATTCTAGCAAGGTGGTCAGCCTGTGCTTCTTCGCCAAGCATGTCACCAACCCATGAGCGGTTGGCTAAAACTTGAGATAAAAAGAACTCCACGATTTCATCGCGGGAGTAACGCTTGGCTAATTTCTCAAACTGATAACGATCTTTTCGCGTTTCAAACGAACGACTAGAAACTCTAGTCTTTCCGCTATACCTGTGAAAATCAAAGTTATTGTTTTTAAAGTGAGTTTTTATAGCAAGGTAGATTTGATATGCGTCTACAGGGTTCATTCAAAATAATTTAGAAGTCTTCTTAAGCATGTTGGCTTTCTGTCCTTCCACCTTTAGCCGTTCCTTGATTGGCTTGGTGAGAAGTTTTGCAACTGCTTCAGGTTCAATTCCGTGCTTTTCGCAAAGATCAACAATCACTTCAATGTAAGTGGTATCTTTACGACTCTTGTACATTTCTTCTACCTGCCGACAAAAATCGGCTTGTAGATTTATTATAGAGCCCATTTAATCAGATTCCTCTAGTTCTTCCTCACGAGGAACAGAATTCAATTGTTCGCCCCGTATAATTGCGTTATTAAATTCTTCTTCGCTAAACAGCAGAGTTACTTCACGATCTTTAAGCATAATGTGAATAATATGCTTACCTTCTCCTAACTTGTCAAGTATGGAGTCTTTAATCTTATTGATCTCTGCGTGTTCATCTCTCTTAAACAGTCTGGTTAACCATTTCATTGATTTTCCTCTGTAGGTCTTGAAAATTATTGCTAGCCCAATAGTTCTTTATGGATTCGCCTAACTTGATTTTATAATCATCAGGATTCTTTTTAAATACCTGAGTGCTTCCATCCTCTGCTGATATAAGAATAACCACCTGCGGAACTCGTACACCCATGCTCTCTAACCACATGTACGAGTATGCAGCGGTTTGTTCAAAGTAATTTTGAATCCAATCTTCCTTGCGACGAGACTTTGCAGACTTGAAATCAATAACCGAGAGAACGCCTTCATATTCTCCGATGCAATCAAACCTGCCTGCCATACGCAAACTGTCGGAACACAACTGAGTTTCCTGAGCCACAACCTTGTTAATTTTGTCAAGGCTAGGAATCATCTGATTGAAAAGAGTTTGAGTCTTCTCGCAAGTAGTTCTGTAAGTTTCCTTGTTGAGATAATTTTCAATCATCGTGTGCATTGCTGTTCCACGACGCATAGCCTCATCACTACTCTTTTTATTTTCAGGATTCTCTCGCCACTTTGCCCAAAACTCTTTCTTGGCAAATCCTGTTACAGTTGTGACTGAGGGATACCAATTACCCGTTTTGGCAGACTGATAGAATCTTCCCATCCCATCAATTTCAATAGACTTCAATTTCATTTCCATTTTAATAGTCTCTCATTGTGTGTCGTGGATGGGCTTTCTTTACCTTGGAGATTACTTCTTTAAATCCGTTATCAGGACGAGTAATTCCCAAACGAACAGGATCAATAACCTGAACCGAGGCATCCAACTTGATTACTTTCTTTTTGCCACACTTAGGACAAGGCTTTTTTGTCGGCTTGTTGCGATTAGCAATAGTTTGCATATCATCCCAAGTGTGATCGCATGCAGTACATTTATAGTCGTATAGTGGCATATTGTATCCTTTATTTATACGGCTGTCAAACTTAAGTTTCGGTATTCCATTAGCGCAAGATCTTTTGCCTTGGCTTCAATCATTACATCATAGACCGTATCCGCTAGTTCAGGAATGCGTTCTTTAATAAAATCGGAATGGGCTTGTGGCTTTTTGCCTTCAGCCGACTCAGAGTAATGTACCTTGGGAACTTCACAAAAGCCTTGCCAAGTTGAAAAAGCCATATCAGCCGCTTGGTGTAAAGACTCTCGTTGGCAGAACCGATGATGATGAATATCCAATACTAATTTGAGTCCTTCGCATCGTGACCACAGAATTTCATAAAGATCACTCATGCTCCACATAGAGGCTTTATCATCATTCTCTATGGTTAAGCGTCGTTGAATCTGTGGTGATAGTCTACGGTAATTGTCTGCGAATCGTTTAGCCGTGTCAGTTTTTTCGTCGTAAGTACCACCTACATGGATATTGATGGCAAACTCATCGCCATAACCCAACAGGTCTGCAAGAAAAGAGTGCATTTCAAGACTCATAATACTCTTTTCTACAATATCATGGTTAGGAGAAGCCAAACAGGTATAAGGGCCTGGATGACAAGATAAACGCATACCGTTTGCCTTGGCTAGTTTGCCTGCTTCAGCAAAGTTACTGACTATGGCTTGACTGTGATGTTCCGCTAGATTTTCAAGACCATACTTCAGAGTAGGATGATCCATAAACGGAAACATCTCGCTGCTGATGCGAAACATCTTTACATCGTTATCCACATTCCATTGTATGATTTTTACAAGGTCAGCAGAATTCTTTGCAGCCAACTCACCGCAGCGATCAAGACTAAAGTTAGCCATACGCAGAGTGCGGCTTGTGGTTATTTCGTTTTTCTTTTTAACGCCTTTGTTGAGTGTAAGGTTCACACAGGCGTATCCGATATTGCGTAGCATGTTATCTCCAATATAACACAAAAGCCTTGCCGAAGCAAGGCTAATGTGGTAAGAATCACACCCGTGATTTAGTCGTCGTCCCTATCAGGAACGGAACCGTCGTCTTCGTCATCAAAGTAGAAGTTTGGATCTTCTTCTTCAATTTCATCCATCTGCTCTTCACTATACTCAGGCTCATCAGGATTATGAGAAAACTCATTTTCTTCCTCGTGCTCCTGATGCTGATCGTCATCATAATTATCATTATCCTCGTCAGGATCGGGACGAATTGCATTATACTGTTCGTAAAAATCGTCAGGATTATAGATTGACATGTTACTTGCTCCTCTTAGTGGGTTCAAGATCGGTATTTTTAACCCACCGATGAATATAGGGATGTGTGTCTTCAATGTTTTCAGGATCGTGAATAGACACAAGATACTGCGGACCATTACGCAGATCACGCTCAATACGAATAATCATACCCGCTCGTTCCATAGAATAAACCCAAACCTTAGTACCAGTAGGCAAAACTTCTTCAGTCATTTTTACAATTTTCTAAAATGTTAGGCGACCACAAGCCGCCAAGTAACGCTTGATGTAAACAATATACTACACCAAAAAGTTTTGTCAAGGGTTGACAGAGAAAAAAACCATGTTAGTATTGTATCGCTATGAGCAAAAAAATTGAACAACAGTATTGGGGCGATGAGCCACCGTGGGATCACCTTCCTAAAAATCCCGAAGATGTTCGCGTAGCCACGCAATATTGCAGGGCTGTGCAATGGTATCATAATATGGCTGACGAAGCCGATTATAAAAAATGGGTGTTGGAGTGGATGAGTAAAAATAAATATTCTGCCGCAAACACCGCATTTATAAAAAAACTGTCGGATGTAAACATATATCCTGATGAAGTGGATGGATTGCGTTCAGGCATGATTATTGGTCCTATTGCTCGTATGCTTACGCTAGGCGCACCACTTCAGACTGAACAAATTTCTAATTTGAAAAAGTGCGTGGCTCATTTAATTGCCAAGGGTAAGAACTTAAAAGACGAAACCCAAGCATCAGGTAGACCTAGTGTGCGGGATCATGTCCGCGAACAGGTGCGTGAACTGATTGAGGATATTGAACTGCTGTCCGACAAGATTTTGTCAGGCGAAAAGATTAATTGGAAGCCTGAAGAGTATATTAAGGAACGAACCATCAAACCGATGCAATCTGGAATTATTGCTGATTGGTTTGAGCGTCAAACCGAAGATATCAATCAGGTGCTTAGTGGTAAGGCTGACGAACAATTAAAGGAAGGATATTCATTCTTTAAGAAGCCTGTTCTTAGACGGTATCAGGAATGGCTTACAAGCGTCGTGGCTGCATTTCGTCAGGTAAAGAAGGCTGCACCCCCTATTCGCCGTGCCAAGCGTCGTAAGCCGCCTATAGAGCGTGTAAAGAAGATGCGTTGGTTGAAAGAAAATGCAGAACTTGGTATTACCTCACAGCATCCGTCTAGATTGATTGGTGCAAGCAAGGCGGTTCTATTTAATGTAAAAACCCGTATTGTCACCCTTTTAGAGGCAGAAACTGTAGATGGTTTGGATGTAGACGGAACCTCTGTCAAGAGTTTTGACGCAGGCAGTAAGTGTAAGAAGGTTCGTAATCCTAAAGAATTCTTGTCTTCAATTAAGGGAGATGTGGGCATTCGTGCGTTTAAGAACGCCTTTGAAGCCCTTAAAACTGAGGAAAAGGAAGCAAGCGGTAGAACTAACGAAGATACAATTATTCTTTATGTGTATAAATAAGTGTACTAAATATATTCGTTATCACCATAACTAAAAGGACTACCATGAGAATGCTAGTGAGTGAAGTTCTGTATAAAGTAGAACAGGCTAAAACTGAATCGGAAAAAATAAATCTATTGCGAGTAAATTATTCTCCAGCATTGGAGGATACTCTGCGATGGGCTTATGATCCTAATATTTTGTTTTTCACCAAAACAATTCCGCCTTACACACCCGATCTTTCTCCTGAAGGACTGGCTTATACTTCTTTGTATTCAGAACACAAAAGATTTTATATATTCCTAAGAGATTATAAATTAGTAGAAGAACGAAAGACCGTTTTACTAATTCAAATGCTAGAGGCTTTAGGAAAAACAGAATCAAAGATATTAGAAAATATCATACTGAAGGATATTCCTGAAGTATCTAAAGACCTTGCATGCAAGGCTTATCCAAATTTTTTGAACAAACCTATGAAGATTCCTATGGAGGCATGATAGATATGGGTAAGAGTAATGATGGCACGAGCGATTGGAATGATCGGATTTCTAGAAAAAACAAAAAAGCAGAAAACCGAAAAAACAAAAAAAGAATAAATTCACAGAACATCATGGAGCGTTGGTCTCACAACGACTCGGATGATGATCTGTATCAAGACCGAGAAAAGTTTCGCAAATAATTAAATAAATGGAGATTTAAAATGACGCAGAAGAAAATTACACTATGCATGATAGTGAAGAATGAATCTAGGGTGATTGAACGATGCTTGGCTTCGGTTCTTCCTGTTATTGATTATTGGGTTATCGTGGATACTGGTTCAACCGATGGTACTCAAGACAAGATCAAGAAGTTTTTTGATAATGTAGGCATTCCCGGCGAACTACACGAGCGTCCTTGGAAGAACTTCGGTCACAATCGTACTGAAGCCCTTGAATTTGCTAGAGCAACAGAAAATGATTACTGCTTGATGATTGACTCAGATGAAGTTCTTGTTTACGATCCAGGATTTGATCCTGAGAAGTTCAAGGAAAGTCTCACAGCAGATCTTTACAATGTGTTTGCATTCTACGGCAATACAAAGTATCACCGTCCTCAGTTGACTAGCAACAAGTTGAAGTACTACTACCGTGGCGTTCTCCATGAATATGTGGACTGCCATGATGAGATCAAGACCCGCGACTTTGCTCGTGGTTTTACAAATACTCCAATTCAAGACGGTGCTCGTTCGCAGAATCCTAAGAAGTATGCAGACGATGCTGACACCTTTGAACAAGCCCTTAAGGGTGAGGTTGATCCCAAGGACTTTAATCGTTACCATTTCTATCTTGCTCAGTCTTATCGTGATTCGCAGCAGTGGGATAAGTCGCTTGAGGCTTATCTTAAGAGAGCACAACTTGGTGGATGGAACGAGGAAGTGTTCTACAGTCTGTTCCAAGTTGGTAGAATTCGTGAAATCTTGAAGCACTCAATTGATGATATTATTGCTGCATATTGGCAAGCCTATCAGGTTGCTCCTTGGAGAGCGGAAAGTTTGTGGGCTGCCGCAAGAGTTGCTCGTCTATCAGGACGCTTTGACCAGGCTTATAGATTTTCAAAAATAGCAGCAAAGATTAGGTATCCTGAAGGAGCATTGTTTGTGGCTCAACCAGTTTACGATTGGATGATTCTAGACGAGTATGCAATTTCTGCCTATTGGACAGAAAATTATAACGAGGCTAGATCGGCATCTATTAGGCTTATGCAAGAAAATAAGTTCCCACCAGATCAAAAGGAACGAATTGAAGCAAACCTAAAGTTTGCTACAGAAGCCATAGTAAATGGATCGGCAGTTTCTGTCGGAGCGTAAATTTAATATAACCTGACTTTATTTCTGTGCTAAATACCTCCTAGAACCAATCTCTAGAGAGGGATATGAATGCCCAGATACAACAGGTTATCTACAATTTATGTTCAGTCAGCAGCAAGTCAGGTAGGGCTAAAGGATACCTTTACCCAACCAGGTCATAATTTACAGCCAGGAACTGCGGTTTTTGTCAACAGTTCAGGTAATTTGGAAGCAGGAATAGCCTCGTCTATTTCAAAATCCAATATTATTGGTATTGTAGAATCTGTAAATGGTAGTGATGTTGTTGTAGTCTATCAGGGAAATGTTGAATTTCCCGCTGGAGCAACATCATCATATACCAAGTTTCCTTTAGTAACAGGAAACACCTACTATCTTTCAGATGCTGTAACCGGTGGAATAACTGCTGGCTATTCCACATCATCAACATCTAGTTTAATTAAACCAATACTCGTACCCTATACTGGTTATAGTGGTATTGTTATAAATTCTCTACCGCTATCCACAACCCCTCTAGTAAGTCTATTTACCCCTGTTGGATCAATTGTTCCATATGTTGGTGGTGGATCAGATTTGCCAGCAGGATGGTTGGTGTGTGCAGGCGACTCTCTAGAAAAATCGGGATCATATTACAACGCTTTATACGATATAGTTGGAGAAAAATATTCTATTCAAGGACTTGCTAATTCCTCGACAACAGGACAAACCGCAAGTGTTTACTTCAACTCTTCGGTTTATGATGCTCCAACAGAAGGGCCTGGATCGTCTAAAAATCACTCTATTCTAAACAATGAAGTGTATAAAATGGTTTGGGGTACTAACCAAACTGTGGTTCAAGTGTATTCTGCAACAGGAACCACGAATAATGTAACCTTCAAATATTTGAGTAGTATTACTGGCAGTACATCATTCAATAACCTAACAACAGGAACACAAATCACTTTGAAGTCTCTGTTGAATGGTGAGGCAAGCGGATACACATCAAGCAAATTCTTCTTGCCTGACCTTCGTGGCAGAACAGTTGTTGGTGCAGGAACTGCATTAAGCCTATCGTCAAGAACGCCAGGAGATGTTGGTGGCGAAGAAAATCATTACCTAACAGAAAACGAATTGCCATCTCACTCCCACGCAATTCAACTAATGAATTCTACTGGTGTTTCCGGTTCGGCTTCGTATCTTATCGGAGCAACAAACGGTAATGTTTCCTCGTACCTATCGTCATACCCACAAGCACAAGCAGCGTTTAGTAGTGCTACTGGAGGAGGCGACGATCACGAAAACATGCCTCCATTTGGAGTGGCAAACTGGATTATTCGTTACAAAACAAACGAAGGACAGCCTGGAATTGAAGTTGGTCCCAAGGGTGCTCGTGGAGCAACAGGCGCACAAGGCATTCAAGGATCAACTGGCCCAACAGGATCTATCGGTGTAACAGGAGCAGGATTAGGTGTAATCAACTACACTTACACTAATGTTTCTTCAATTCCTGATGGATGTTTTTCTTTTGATTATGCTTCCTCTGGAGGATATCTAAGACTTAGTGCCGTAGAGCATTCTTCTGCTGATGTTGGAGATTACATTGCAACAGTTATGACTAATAACAATACCCAAAGAGCCGGTATTGTTGTGATAAGACCTGTGGTAAATTCATCTTCTTTCTTAAGAATCTATGAACTTGCTCCTTCATACACTGTTGTAAACGGAAATGGTTTAGGTACTGTTACCACTCACTACAGATTAAATATTCAAAACATATTAGCCACACTTGGCGATCCTGTACTAGGTCAACTATACTCTGTAACCATTTTGCCTAGCGCAAACGAGGGTTCTGTTGGTGCTCAGGGTGCAACTGGCGCAACAGGTTCTCAAGGCGTTGCTGGTGTAACTGGAGATAAGGGAGCAACAGGAGAGTGTGGATGTACTGCTGGGTATTATAGAAGCACATTCCCAACCATTTATGTTTCTCCTGCTGGAGATCCTGAACCAGACTTGGGATCAGTAGGCCCTCACAATTTCTCTTCATCGCAATATGCTCCAACTCTATACTCTAGATTTATAAGCGATCTTGATGGAAATTGGGGAAGCACAAAATACTCGGAAGAAACGGATCCTTTATGGCAAATCCCTGCACTAAAACGATATTTTAATTCTGCTATATCAGTAACATCACAACCCTGTGGTGGAAACTGTAAGGGTTCTAGTGGATACATCTCGTTGTGTGATGTGGCTAGAGACTCCGATAGTTCAAATTATTACACTCCACCAAAAGAAACCAATATTGTTTTAACCAAGGACTCTGAAAATTCTGTATTCTCCAACACCAAAACAAATATTGTTAATGGTTGTAAGGTGAATGTGTATGCTTCTTCAGATTCATTCTTTAGTAAGATTCCTACAGGACTATCTGCCGGTCTTTTGGCTACAGCCTATGGAAGCACAGGTAGAAATAGATTAGTTGTTGATGTGTTTATGGATACTTTAAATGTTGCTGCTGGCAATTACATAGGCATTAGACCTGAATATTTTGCTTTAACTTTAACAGCATCTGCAACAGGCCCACAATCTCTAGCCGGAATTTACAAAATAGATTCTATAAGTTCGGGTATTGCGAGAGCATACACAGATGTTCCGTTTGGTATTAGTGGATCAGATGTATTCCGGGGTTACATTACTGGTGGTGCTTCTAATGATCTACGACAAGTTGACATCTATACAGTATCTGTAAATTTCACGGATTGTAGCGGATATCTAGTAAATTCAGGCGAATTGTCTTTGGGTCTTTCCACACAGGGTGATCCATTTGTAATATCCTTTGAAGGAACAACTGCTTCATCACAAGCAGCCAAAGCAGTAGTAAGCACAGGATCGGGTCTTGTGCGAATTGGTGACAATATGGCATTTTACGGTTGGCCCGAATACGGAAGTGCTCTATACGCTACAAGAAATGGTTCTATTGAATCTAAAAACAATCTGTTCTCAAGATGCAAAGGAACTGCAATTCAATCGGATAGAAATGGTTCTGTAATTCTTGAAGCACCTATTATGAGTGCTAATAATTTTGCTATTGTTGCGAAGTCTTTTGGAACTGTGGAAATTGAAGCAAATCCAAACAGCAATAAATTTACAAACATTTCCAACAATGGAACTATTGGTTTTGTAAATACTGGAGAAGTATTGATTCGTGACAGTTACGCTCAACTGTTATCAAGTGGATATCAAGCGGGCTTCTACTATGCAGGAACTTCTAAATTGGTTGTTGAAGGTGATGTTCGTTCTATCGGCTTAACTGGCGGAACAGGACATTCTTCGGCTGCTGTTGGAGGTTCAGGTGGAGCATCAGGAAACAGTTCTGTGCAATCATTCTTGACTGTAAGTTCAAATTCGGCAGGAGATCTGTATATAAAGGTTGGTTCTGGAAGAATTGGAGTTTATGTACCATCAACATCAAGTATAGGATCTTATGTACTAAACACTGGAGGAGGAGGAAGACCCTCCTATGGTCCTAGTAATACTTCTGGTGGTGATGGTACAATATCAACATCTCTACCTATAATTGAAGCACGGTAAAATCATATGAAATTTGAAAGACTACATTCTGGTGACTTTTTGATTGACGGAAGATTAATCCGAGCATCTGCTTTTATGATGCTAGAACCAAATTACTCGGAACCAATCGGAACACTATACCTAAAATATGAAAATGATGGTTCTGCACCGTACAGAATGATTAAAAACAAAGAAACACAGTATAAAATATTTGGCGTTTGGGAAGATGGAGAAAGATACTGTAGAAGAGTAAGCGACTTAAATAAATTATCATCTTCAATAGAAACCTCTATTAATTCTGAAAAAGCAGAAATCTCTGAAGATGTGAAAGCAGCATTAACTCAAAAGAAAATTTTAAGTTGCTTGGATAAAAGAAAACTAGAGTATCCTTCCATAGAAGAATTAGTTGTGGCTATGTGGGAAAACCTCATAGAGAAAAAGACAAAAGCCGATTCTGGTGTTAGTGAACTTCAAAAATTAAGAAAACAAATAAGGGATAAATATCCTTCGGAGAACACAAATGCCCTCAGTCAGAACGAGACAGAAACTAATTGATTATTGCTTGCGATCCTTAGGTTCGCCAGTAATTGAAGTTAATGTAGACGAAGATCAAGTTCAAGATCGCGTTGATGACGCTATTCGTTTCTTTTCCGAATATCATTTTGATGGTGTAGAACAGGTTTATTTGAAGTATAAAATTCAACCTGAAGATATCGGCAACAGATACATCTCTATTAAAGCCGACAATCCAGGATTTCAAACCTTAGATAGAGATTTTGCAAACGCTGAAGATCCAACTGCTGCTGATATTCTTCTAGAAGATCTTATCACAAGTGTAACAAAGATATGGCATATCACAGCACAGTCTGTAGGTATGTTTGATGTTCGTTATCAGTATGCTTTGAATGATTTGTATACCTTTGGAACCATTGACTTGGTTCAGTACGATCTAACACAACAATACCTTTCACTTTTGCGTCAATACTTGTCGCCAGAGAAAATGGTTAACTTTAGTCGTGTCACCAACAAACTGTATGTAAACATGGATTGGAAGTTTGTTAGTCCCGGTCAATACTTCATTATTGAAGCGTATCGTATTCTTGATCCACGAGTTTATACAGAAATATACGAAGATCGTATGTTAAAGAAATATCTTACTGCTTTAATCAAAAAACAATGGGGTATCAATTTAAGTAAGTATAGCGGTATTAAACTTCCAGGTGACATAACATTTAATGGTGACAAAATCGTATCAGAAGCAAAAACTGAAGTAGATGAAATTGAAAAAGAACTGATTGCCAAGTACGAATTGCCAACCGATTTTATGATGGGATAACCTGTGGCATTAAATCCGTACTTTAATAAATTCAAGAATCTGCCAGAGCAGAATCTTATAGAAGATTTGACGGTTGAGGCTATCAAAATTCACGGGATGGAGATATTTTATCTGCCCCGTAATATGGTTCATAAAGATGATTTTTTTGGAGAAGCACCTTACTCTAGATTTTCGTCTTTTAAAATGATTGAAATGTATATGGACACTACAACCGCATTTGAAGGCGGAGATACATTCACCAAGTTTGGCTTTGAAATTAGGGACAGTGTAAAATTTACAGTTTCACGAAAGCGTTTCAAGCGTGAAACTGGAATGGAAAGACCGATGGAAGGGGATTTACTGTATTTGCCTTTAAATAAAGGCTTGTTTGAAATTAAGTTTGTAGAACACGAAAATCCTTTCTATCAATTAGGTAAACTATTGTCTTTCCAATTAACATGTGAACTGTTCCAATACAGCGAGGAGAAGATGAATACCGGAGTCCCAGAAATAGATGTGGTAGAGGACATCAACGGTTATAATATTACCCTCTCTCTAGGAGCAACCGGTGGAACAGGAACTTTTACAAAAGGCAATACAGTATACCAGTTCGGAAATGGAGCAATTACGGGTTCTGTGGAAAACGCAACTGCAAAGGCAACTGTGGTATCCTTCAACCCAAACGATCCAAACACTATTGTTCTTTCTAACATCGTCGGTAAGTGGTCAGAGACCACTATAAGCAAACAATACAAAATTACCGATAACAACAGTATTCCTTCATATCGTATTGTAACAGGAATACAGGATAAGTTTGGTGATTTTGTTGATGATAGTAATAAACAAATACAAGACGAAGCAAATCAATACTTCAACTTCACCGAAAAACATCCATTCGGAGAACCTTAATAAATGTTTGAACATTTTTACCATCAAACAATAAGAAAAATTGTTGTGGCGTTTGGCGCATTGTTCAACGACATTTATATTTCTCGTTACGATGATGCAGGCGGTGAAGTGGAGCGCATAAAGGTTCCCATATCTTACGGCCCACAACAGAAATTCATTCGTAGACTGGCTAGAATAGGAACAGATTTTGATGCTACAAAGGTGAGAATAGAAAATTACTTGCCTCGTTTATCTTTTGAGTTGTCTAATCTAAATTACGATTCAACTCGCAAATTAAACACAATGAATAGAACAGTATTTTTTAATGCTGCAAACACATCAACTCTAAAAACTCGTTATGAACGAGTTCCGTATAACATGGATATAAATCTTGGAGTTATGACCAAGAATACAGAAGACGCTCTGCAAATAATAGAACAGATATTGCCATACTTTCAGCCAGAGTATACAGTTTCTCTTAAGATGAATGAACTTGATACTAATGTAAATGTGCCAATAGTTTTCAAGAATTGTATTTTGGGTGAAGGAGATGATGGTTCTTACGGTGGTTACGATCTTAGAAAATTAACTTACGCCAATCTTTCGTTTACTTCTAAATTTTATCTGTATGGCCCAATTAAAGAACTCGGAGTCATTACAGATACCGGCGGAGTTTCTATTAATCCAGGAGGGGGAACTGGAGCAACTGGTGGAACTGGTGGAACTGCCGGTGGAATTAATATTATTGTGGGAGACGAAACTAGGGGTGCTACTGCTGCAACTATCAGAGTATATGCAAATGAGGGAGTTACCGCAGGAGATTATGTTCCATTAGGCCCTACTGCACAGGAGTCTATTACTGAATTCCCTCCAAATGATTGATAGGAGTTTATATGAATGGTGAATCAAAAGTTGATATGAATTTGAATGCTGCTATTTTTGGAGAAAAGATACCAGACAAAGGTGACAAGATCGTTGTATCGGAACCTGTTAAAATATCTTCCTCTCTAACAGGAAATGCGGATGCTGACCGCGATTATCGTGAAGTTCGTGATAATCTAAAACGGGTTATCATTCAGTCGGAAGATGCTATTCAAGGCGTACTTCAAGTGGCTCAAGAAACACAAAGTTCTAGAGCATACGAAGTGGCTGCTCAGTTAATTCAAGCAACCCTTGAAGCCAACAATAAACTGATGCATCTACACAAACAACTCAAGGATATTAAGCGAGATGATCCTGTTAAAGCAGGAGGTAGTGTTACCACTACAAACAACAATATCTTTGTGGGAAATACAGCAGAACTATCACGGTTCCTTCGTGCCCGAAAAGATTTGGAAACTGCAACTAAAGAGTTGCCGCCAGGAGATATTATAGATGCCTCCTAAAACAGGTATTGCTTATCTTGGTAACGCTCTGCTCAAAGGACCTGGAGTTAAAATTGAGTATACTCCCGAGCAGATGGAAGAGTATGTTAAATCCTCTGAAGATTTGGGTTACTTTCTTACTAATTATTTTTACATTCGTTCGCTAGACAAAGGCCCAATCCTGTTTGATCTTTATGATTTCCAAAAACGATTCATTAAAGAGGTTCGTGAAAATCGCTTCACCATCTGTAAGTTTCCTCGTCAGACAGGAAAGACTTCATGTGTAACAGGAGACATCCTGCACATGACGCAGTTTACTCCTGACTATAAGGTAGCGGTTCTAGCCAACAAGCAAAAAACTGCAACAGAAATTCTAGACCGTATTAAACTGGCTTATGAACGCCTGCCTATGTGGATGAAACAAGGCGTGGTGGAGTGGAACAAAACTTCAATCAAGTTTGAAAACGGTTCCAAGATTATTGCATCATCCACTTCAGCAACCGCTGTTCGTGGTGATTCGTTTAACTACATCATGTTAGACGAGTTTGCATTCGTTCCCAATAACATAGCCGACGAATTCTTTGCATCGGTATATCCAACTATTTCATCAGGTAAAACTTCTAAGATTGTAATTGTGTCTACTCCCAAGGGTATGAACATGTATTACAAGATTTGGAAGGATGCGTTAGCAGGCAGAAATCCTTATAAAGCCGTGGAAGTTAAATGGTGGGAGGTTCCAGGTAGAGACGAAAAATGGAAAGAAACCACAAAGAAGGCTTTGGGATCTGAGCGTCTGTGGCTAGCCGAGTATGAATGCGAATTCTTGGGATCAGAGGACACGCTTGTAACTCCTAGCAAACTGTCATCTTTGGTTTATGAAGATCCAAAATTAACAACAAGAGATGGATTGACAGTATACAAAGAGCCTGAAAAAGAACACACATATACTATAACTGTAGACACCTGTAGAGCGGTTGGTTTAGACTACCATGCTTTTATAGTTTTGGATGTAACCAAAATGCCGTATACTGTGGTGGCTAAATTCAGAAACAATACGATGCCTGTGATGCTACTACCAAATATGATTACAACCGTTGCTCAAAAATATAACAATGCTTATATTTTGGTGGAAACCAACGATACAGGTCAACAGGTATCGGATATTATGCACGAAGAATTAGAATATGAAAATTTGATTACAACAACCATTAAGGGCAAAAAGGGACAACGAGCAACAGGATTCGGAGTAGGACGAGTTCAGTATGGCGTAAAGATGTCAAATCAGGTAAAGAAAACTGGATGTTTAATTCTAAAGGAAATGGTAGAAGGCGACAAGGTAATCTTGAACGATTTTGACCTAGTATCCGAAATGTCTACATTCGTGTCTCACAAGTCATCCTACGCAGCCTCAGAGGGTTATAACGATGACTTGGTTTCGTGTATGGTTTTGTTTTGTTGGCTGTCAACCCAATCTTACTTTCGGGATTTGGTAAACACCAATATTCGCAAAAAACTAATGGAAGAAAAAATTAAAAAACTAGAGGAAGAATTGCTTCCGTTCGGGTTTTTAAGCACAGAATTAGACTCAGAAGAACAAGACAAGATTGATCTTGGTAGAGAGGGCCCGAAAAGGGTTTTTGATGGTGGTGGCTTTGCAAATGGTGACAGTTCTGTGTTCTGATTCTAATAACTGTTTTTACTAAATACACCTTGAAACCTTAATTTTATACTTCCTAACAAGGAGAACGATAGATGGCATTCCAATTAAGTCCAGGCGTAAATGTAACAGAAAAAGATCTAACAACAATCGTTCCTACTGTGGCTACAACTGCCGCAGGCATGGCAGGATTGTTTGAATGGGGCCCTGTAGGGTTGCCCGTTACAATCAGTAGTGTTCAAGAACTAGGAACCCTATTCGGAATGCCAAGAGACGGTAACGCCGAATGGTGGTTTACCGCTTATAACTATCTTGGATACGGTAGCAACCTAAAGGTTGTTCGTCATGTTGACGACACTGCTGCTAAAAATGCAACAATGGGTACAAAAACTCCGGTTTTGGTAAAAACCGTAGATGCTGCTCCTTCAACAGGAACAGTTGCTACAAATGGTCTTTTTGCTGCTCGTTATCCTGGCGAATTGGGAAATTCGTTGTGGGTAGATGTTTGTGGTTCTGCAATAACCGGATCAGGCGCAGGTGCAACTTTCGGAAGTTGGCAGTGGGCTGGTTTGTTTAGTGGAAAGCCATCATCTTCTGCTTACTCGGAAAGACTTGGAATATCAGAAAACGATGCGTTCCACATGGTTGTTGTTGACTATGCTGGTAAGTTCACAGGAACTCCTCTATCGGTTCTAGAAAAATACGAAAATATTTCTATTCATCCAGGTGCAATTAATCCTGATGGAACCCCACTTTTCTACAAGACAAAGATTAACGATGAATCTCGTTATATTCTTGCTCTAGGAAATCAATCATCAGACGATGTAACCAACTTTACAAGCGGTATGACAGGTTACGGAACACCTACCGCATGGACAAGTACACAATCTGGTGGTGCTTACGCTGCTCGTATGAGTGGTGGTACAGGACAGTTCTCAGGTGTGGCAAGTATTGCAGATGAAAATGGTGGATTCTATGCGTTTGGAGACGCTGACACCATTGATGTAAACCTATTAATGGGCGGCCCACTTTCAGGAAACAATGCACAAAAGGTTTGTGATATTGCAAAGGCAAGAAAAGACTGCGTAGCCTTTGTTTCATCTCCAAACAGCAATCCATCAGAAAGTTCAACCACAAAGGTAAGCAACTGCTTGACTCTAAGAACAGCAGTTGGTAACAACAACTACGCCTTTATTGATAGCGGTTACAAGTACATGTACGATCCATTCAACGATGTGTATCGTTACATCCCACTAAACGGCGATGTTGCAGGTTTGTGTGCTCGTTCAGATATCACAAACGATCCTTGGTACTCACCCGCAGGATTCAACCGTGGTCAAGTTCGTAACACCATCAAGTTGGCTTTCAATCCAACCAAGACAGAAAGAGATTCAATCTACTCAAACGGTGTAAACCCTGTAGTGACTTTCTCTGGCGAAGGTACAGTTCTCTTTGGAGATAAGACTGCACAAACTCGTCCATCTGCTTTTGATCGTATCAATGTTCGTCGCCTCTTCATTGTTCTAGAAAAGGCAATCGCAACTGCTGCCAAGTATAGCCTGTTTGAATTTAACGATGCATTTACTCGCTCACAATTCAGATCGTTGGTTGAGCCATTCCTTCGTGATGTTCAGGCTCGTCGTGGTATCACCGATTTTAAGGTTGTTTGTGACGAGAAGAACAATACATCACAAGTTGTTGACAGCAATCAGTTTGTTGCCGACATCTATGTGAAGCCAAATCGCAGCATTAATTTCATCCAACTCAACTTTGTTGCTACCAAGTCGGGCGTTTCGTTCGAGGAAGTAGGAGCCTAAATAAAAAGGAAACAGGAGAACAGTTAAATGGCATACAGTCAATTTAGCATAGACGCATTTAGAGCAAACCTAATCAATGGTGGTGCAAGAGATAACCTTTACCTAGTATCAGGTGTATTTCCTGGTAGTGCAACAGGTATCATCAATGCTGCCGCCAGTGTTGCTGGTGCTCTCTTTGGTGGAGCCGTAGCAGGAGCAATTACAAACACTGCTGCTGCTGTGGGTCTAAGCAATCCAGGTGCTCAGGTTTCCTTCTTATGCCGTTCAGCAGGCATTCCTGCTGCAACTCTAGGGCAAGTAGAAGTAAACTACATGGGTAGAAAGTTAAAGTACGGTGGAGACCGTGAATTTGCTGACTGGAACATCAAGTGCTATAACGATGGTGGATATCAGTTGCGTAAAGCATTTGAATCATGGTCAAACATCATCAACTCATATCAGGGCAATGTTGGCCCAAACAATATGAATTCTTACCTTTGTGACTGGTATGTACAACCACTATCTCGTGAAGGCAATCCAATTTGCACTTACAAGATGGTTGGAGTATGGCCAAAGGATGTTCAAGGTTACGAATTGAACTTTGATTCAAAGACCAACATCTCAGAGTTTGGTGTGGTGATGTCGTATCAGTACCATGAACTTCAGGGCGTAACAACCTGATTCAAAATTTAATGGAGTCTTTATAATATGGAACTCTTCGGCTTAAAAATTGAGAGGTCGAAGAAGCAGCAAAGCGACTTCAAGGCACTAAAGTCATTCGTAGTTCCAACTACGGATGACGGTGCAATTCCAGTCGAAGCAGGCGGCTTCTACGGTCAGTATGTGGATCTTGACGGTTCAGTTCGTAATGACTACGAATTGGTAGCCAAATACCGTGAAATGTCAATGGATCCCATTTGTGAAACTGCTATTGACGATGTTGTGAACGAATCAATTGTCTGTGAAGGCAAGCGTTCTCCTGTAAAGATTTTCTTCACCAGCGATCTAAAAGTTGGTGAGCCTATTAAAGATAAAATACAGGAAGAATTCAAAAACATTCTTCGTGTCATGCAGTTTGAAACCAAGGGTTACGAAGTGTTTCGTCGTTGGTATGTGGACGGTAAGATTTACTTTCACATTATTACCGATGAGAAAAGAACCGAAAAGGGTATTCTTGAACTTCGTTTCGTTGATCCATTAAACATTCAAAAGATTCGTGAGTTTGAAAAAGAAACTCGCAAAGACGGCACGAAAATCATTACTGGTTATCGTGACTTCTACATCTACAATAAAGATAATCCTCGTGCAGGTGGTAATGCAGCAGGCATCAAGATTAACGATGATGCCATTGCATTCTGTTCATCAGGTCTGTTTGATAGTCGCTATCGCAGAACTGTTGGATTTATGCACAAGGCTATCAAGCCACTAAATCAACTTCGCATGATGGAAGACGCGGTAGTAATCTACCGTCTATCTCGTGCTCCTGAACGCCGCATCTTTTACATAGATGTTGGTTCGCTGCCTAAGACTAAAGCCGAGCAGTATGTCAAGGACATCATGGGCAAGTATCGTAACAAACTTGTGTACGATGCTAATACTGGTGAAATCCGAGACGACAAGAAGTTTATGAGCATGTTGGAAGACTACTGGCTACCTCGTCGTGAAGGCTCAAAGGGCACTGAAATCAGCACACTTAGTGGAGCGCAGAATCTTGGCGAAATGACCGATGTGGTGTATTTCCAAAAGAAACTGTATAAGGCTCTAAATGTGCCGGTATCTCGTTTAGAGCAAGACAAGGGGTTCCAATTGGGGCGTGCTGCTGAAATTAGCCGTGACGAACTCAAATTTAATAAATTTGTCATTCGTTTGCGTAACAAGTTCAGTGAAATTTTCTACGATCTGCTACGCAAGCAGTTGCTGATGAAGGGAATCATCAAGCAGGACGACTGGGCTGGTATTAAAGAATGCCTGTTTTTTGATTACCTCAAGGATAGCCACTTTGTAGAACTCAAAAATCAAGAGTTGCGAAAGGGTATGTACGAGGAACTGAGCCAAGTTGAAAAATACATAGGTAAGTACTATTCACATTATTGGATTCGTACTCAAGTGTTGGCTATGAGTGAAGCGCAGATCAAGGAAATGGACAGTCAGATATCTAAGGAGCGTAATGCAGGCTTGTATGCTCCAGATAACACGGTGTTCGGTTTACAGTAACGGAGAATTTAAATGGAAAATTTGCAAAAAGCAATTGATGCTACAAAAGAAAAGAATGCGATTGACTTTAAACAAGTCATCTCTGCTGAATTGGCAGATAGACTTTATAAGTCAATCAACACAAAGAAAGAGTCTATCTCTGGTAGTATAACCAAGAAAGATGAAACTCCTGTTGAGGCTGAGGCTGAGGAAGATGCTGCTCCTGCGGTATCTGAGGCTAATGTTCTGGCTCCATCTGCACCTGTGTCGGGTGGCAAGGTTGGAATTCCTGGATCAGAAAGGTCAAATTCAGGTGCGGGAGAAATTCCTGACCCTTTAGAAGGAGAACTGAAGGACGAAATAGAAAACGCCTTCGGTCTAAAAGGTGATTCGGATAAGATGATTGCCAAGGATGACGACATCTCCTTGGATCCAAACTTTGAAAAAGAATTTTACATGAAAGAGATGGATTACAACGGTCACAAGGTAACTTTGAAGCAGATTGGATTAGGTCTTTCAAAGCCTGTGCGCGTTTATGTGGACAACAAGCGTTGGGAATTCTTTCCAGGCCCCGAAGCCGCAATGAAGGCTTCCAAGTCATACATTGATGGAATGGACAAGCAAGAAAGTGTGAACACATCAGAGGCTGTAACAGAAGCAAAGGTTGACCTAGACGGCAGAAGTCGTTTATATAAATCAACTGTTGCTCGTTTAGAGCAAGCCCGTATGCGTCGTGAAACTCACAACAGTAAAGTTAAAGAGTTGGAAGAAACTTCAACCATGACAAACCAAGAAATCTTGGATGCCGTTAACATGAAAGACGGTAAATTTGTTATGGGTGAAGAAGAACTAAGCGACAAACAAAGTAAATACAGAAAATTCTTTTCTTCTGCTTTAAAGAAGCATGGTGCATCATCGCCCACAGAATTATCAGGAGAAAAGAGAAAACAATTCTTCAACTATGTTAAATCAAATTGGAAGGGATAATGTCAGACACACCATCACAACTAAAAAACGAAGTATCACGCAAAATTATAGATTGCGTTAGAGAATGCGTTTCCACAAACAAGGGCAAAACTCTTGAGTTGATGGATGGTTCAATTGTTCGTCTTACTCCTATGCAAGCAGAAAAATTCATCTCAATTCACGACGAGTTGAGTGAATCTAATCAGGCTTCTTTTCGTTTAATGCTAGTTGAAACAAAACAATCATTTGAAGGAGTTAACACCTTCTGTAAGGAGAGAAAGTAATGACTGCTAGATTAGACTATCTTGTAAAGAGTAAAAATCGTTGTGTGGTGGCTTATTCATCAGATGGTGGTGGAGGTAACATTACATTTGATGTTGGCCCATCAGCCTTTGGTTCCTTGTTCACACCAGTAGGAAATGAAAGTTATTCTGTTGCAACAACCGGTTTAACTTTTACTTCTGCTGCAATTTCAAGAGTAGTAGGTTCTGCCGGTGGTGCTGCTGGATCTATTGAAATTGCTTTCCAAGGATCAACAAACTATCAAGCATTTCAGTTTCCTTACGGCTCATCCGTTGACAACAACTTTGAGCGTTTCACAATTCCGAATCTAGCAGCAGGATCTACAGGAATGGCAACCATTACTAACCGCCTAACCTCTGGTGCTACCGCTTCAGTTATTATTGAATTTGTGAATAGACATGTTTAATAAATAAAAAACAAAGGGAAATCAAATGAAACTATTCTGCGATATTAACGAAGAGATTCAAGTTCTAACCGAAGAGAACGAACCAGGCAAGAAGAACTACTTTATTGAAGGCATCTTCTTGATGTGCGATCAAAAGAATCGCAACGGTCGTGTTTATACTTTTGAAATGATGAACAAGAAGGTAAATGAATACAACAATTCGTTTGTCAAGCAAAAGCGTGCTTTCGGTGAGTTGGGACATCCTGAGGGGCCAACAATCAACCTAGAGCGCGTATCTCACATGATTACCGATCTGTACTCTGACAAGAAGAATTTCATTGGTCGGGCTAAGATCATGGATACCCCATACGGCAAAATTGTAAAAAACCTCATTGATGAGGGTGCTAAGTTGGGTGTGTCTAGCCGTGGAATTGGCTCTTTAGAAGAGAAAAACGGGGTTAATTATGTGAAAGACGACTATCAACTAGCCACAGCAGCAGATATTGTAGCCGATCCTTCTGCTCCAGAAGCCTTTGTTCGGGGCATCATGGAAGGCAAGGAATGGATATACGAAAGTGGCAGACTTGTTGAAAGGGATGTTGAAGAAATTAAGCGAAGCATTAAAAACGCATCATCTAGAAAACTAGAAGAAGCCAAAATTCAAGCCTTTCAAAAGTTTTTACGAAATCTTTAAGAACACTAAATATCATTTGACATCTTCATAAATTCACAAGGAGCGAGTTCATGGACTCATTTAAGAACGACGAAGTAGAAGAAATCCTCGAAGAGGAAATTACCGAAGAAACCCCAACAGAAGAAGTGGTTGTCACTGATAGTCCAACCATTGAGGAAGACGCAGCAGCCACTCAAAAGGCAACTGTTACTTCCAAGCAGCCTGCTGGCGAGAAGTCAAAACTTCCCGCTGCTGCTAAGAGTAAGGGCTCTTCCAAGTACGCTGGTCTATACATGGACGGTACAGGCAAGGGCGTAGAAGTTCCTGAGCCTGTTGCTACCGATTCGTCTGCTTCTGCTGACAAGCAATTGAAGTTGGTGGATGCCAAGCGTTCAGGTAAGACTGAAGGAGTTCAAGTTCACATGGACGCTATGTTCAATGGTGAAGAACTATCAGAAGACTTCAAGAGCAAGGCTTCCACAATCTTTGAAACCGCTCTCAATGAGCGTGTTGAAGCCATTGAGAACGAACTCAAGGCTGAGTACGATAATCGTCTAGTTGAGCAAACCGAAACTCTAAAGACTGAACTCACTCAGCAACTTGATTCATATCTCTCATATGTTGTTGAAGAGTGGATGGAAGAAAACAAACTCGCTGTTGAGAAGGGTCTACGCACCGAAATCGCTGAAGAATTTATTGAAGGTCTTCGTGGTCTTTTCTTACAGCACAACATTGAAGTACCACAAGGCAAGACTGATCTGCTAGATGAAATGGCAGAGAAGGTTGAAGCCCTAACTACCTCCTTGAACGAAGAGATCAACAAAGGTCTAGAACTCAAGAACAAGATTTCTGATCTAGAAAGACAGAAACTTGTTTCAAGCATGAGTGAAGGACTTGTTGATACCGACAAGGAGCGTTTCTTGAAATTGGCGGAAGGCGTTGGCTTTGAAACAAACAACGAATTCCGTTCAAAGTTGGAAGTCATCCGTGAGTCTTACTTCGGTGATTCAGGCAAGTCATTCTTGTCAGAGGAAGTCGAAGACGATATGACGGTTGCCGAAAATGCTCCTGCGAATGAACAAGAAAACTTGTCAGAGTCAATGGAAGCATATTCGCACATGTTGTCTCGCCTAAGCCGTAACAAGCCCCAAAGCAAGAAGAACTAATTTATAAATATCACTAACCTTTAAAACTACCACAGGAGTATAAACCAATGGAACTCACTATTTCAGAAGCACTACAGAGCAAGTGGAAGCCTGTGCTTGAGCACTCGGAACTTCCAGAAATCTCTGATCCTTATCGCAAGGCAGTAACCACGATTCTTCTAGAGAATCAGCAACAGTACCTCCGTGAGGACGGCGCAGCAAATATCTCCGCCAACCTTGACGGTGCAGGCACAAGCAATGTCGCTCGTTGGGATCCAATCTTGATCTCACTCGTTCGTCGCGCTATGCCAAACCTAATCGCATACGATGTATGCGGCGTTCAGCCAATGAGTGGCCCAACCGGTCTTATCTTTGCTCTACGCAGTCGTTACAACAACCAGTTCGGTGATGAAGCACTCTTCCAAGAAGCAAACACTCGCTTCTCAGGAACCAAGGCAACAGGTCTATCTGGTGCTACCTTCACATCAAACGGTGGTCTAATCAGTTCAGGCGGCGTAACTTCTGCTGAAACCGATCCATTCAAGTTTGGTACTCTAGCAGGCGGAACTGCTGGCGACTTTGGTACAGTATCGGATCCATTCATTGGAACCGCAATGTCAACCAATGTTGGTGAAGCACTTGGTTATCCAAACGGTTCACAAGAAGCAGGCAATCAGTTTGCACAAATGGCATTCTCAATTGAGAAGACCACTGTGACTGCTCAGACCCGTGCGTTGAAGGCAGAGTACACAATGGAATTGGCACAAGACTTGAAGGCAATTCACGGTCTTGACGCTGAAACCGAACTCGCCAACATTTTGTCAAGTGAAATTCTTGCCGAAATCAACCGCGAAGTCGTTCGTCGCATCTATGTGTCAGCCAAGTTGGGTGCTCGCTCAGGTCTAACTCAGACCCAAGGCGTGTTTGACTTGAATGTTGACTCAAACGGTCGTTGGTCAGTTGAGAAGTTCAAGGGCTTGCTCTTCCAAATTGAGCGCGAAGCCAATGCAATCGCCAAGGAAACCCGTCGTGGTAAGGGTAACTTCGTCCTCTGCTCGGCAGATGTGGCAAGTGCTCTAAGCATGGCAGGCGTTCTTGACTACGCTCCTGCTCTCTCAACCAACCTCAATGTGGACGACACAGGCAACACCTTCGCTGGTGTTCTCAACGGTCGTCTCCGTGTGTACATTGATCCTTACGCTTCACAGACAGCAACCTCAGAGTTCTTCTGCGTAGGCTATAAGGGTTCAAGCCCATACGATGCTGGTCTCTTCTACTGCCCATATGTACCTCTTCAGATGGTTCGTGCAGTTGGCGAGAACTCGTTCCAGCCAAAGATTGGTTTCAAGACTCGTTACGGTATCATCCATAACCCATTCGTCTTGAACTCAAGCGGCAATGTGACCAGTACATTGGACGACACAGTTCGTCGCAACATGTACTACCGCATCGTCAAGGTAACAAACCTCTTCTGATTCATAATCGGAAGTTCAGTCACTCCGAGCAGCCCCCTTGAAAGAGGGGGTTGTTCTTTTTAATACAGTTTTCATTTTTCCTAAATATGCTAAAGTAAGTTGTTAATTAGCATCTTTAAAGAGGGGTAAAATGCCATACAATCCATTAAACGCTCAAAGAAATAACGAATCAAATTTTGATTATTTTCAGTATACTAATAAATTTTGGTGGGTTGGAGGAAATGGTGTTGGTGTAACTACAGGAACAAGCAAAGACGCATACGATTGGAACAATGCTAGTAATTGGAGATTTTGGAATCCATCAGATGGTGGAGTTTGGTCAACCGCCACTCGTGTTCCTGGTTCGGTTAATGGTTATAACGATATAGTTTTTGTTGGTGGATTATCTTTCGGCCCAACTGCTTATGCTCCTCTATTATACGGAGGATTCTCTGGAAGTAGTACTACAGGCGGATACGCAACTTCCACAGGATTGACATTTGATGCAGGAACAACAACCACAAATACAATACTAGAAGTAAACATTAAATGGGAATATGGCTACGAACAAAAATATCCATTTAATATTGTTGGTGGAGGATTAAACTCACTATACTCTATGGGAGTTACTTCAGGTTCTGTAACTGGTGTAAGTGCAGCATATGGTGTAACTTTTGGTGCATATTCCGCTAATCCACACTATCAATCACTAAAACTTAAAGCACAATCATTTAAAGAAGAATCTTCAAGAGCAAACAATAAGTCAATCTTCTTAAATCTTGTTAAAGCGGTTTCTCCTACGGGATATCCTGTTGGATTGTTTACAAAGGGATCGGGTGGTAGTGGTGGAAATTCTTGGAACAATGGCCCATCAAGCAGATCAAAAATTCATTTAACAGGTTTCTTAAACGAATTCCGAGACGAATCCAGACCAAGTGATAATTTTATACGAACAAGTGGTGATGTGACGCAAATTCGTCAAGACTATACCGATTTGAATCAAGGTCTATACGGTTATCCTGAAGTGAATCTAGGATGGAATAGTTCTGGACTCACTTTAGGTTCATATGTGGGATATAATCTATGCAATGTTGTTGTAGACAACAATTCTACTGTTGGAAAAATGAATATCAATACTGTGTATTCCTACCCAAACACTACACAATATTTGGGATTATCAGAATATCCATTAACAGTTTTAGGTGAAATTTCAGATAAACCTCTTGCCACTTTAGGATATACCTTAACGGGTGGTTTAACTGGTGTTGAATACGGTAAATTGTCAGTAAACGCAACTCCAGAAGTTTTTCAAACCGCTAGAGGAATAACAAGCAGTCAAGTTAATGTGGCTATAGGCAACTTCCTGAATTATTCAGGAGTTACTGGTGTAGGCTATACGGGTTCTGCTAAAATTTCTTCTTTAGAAATTTTTAACAACTACATGTCCCTAAGCCCAACAAATCTTGTGTTCATGGGAACTGTTGCTATAGCAGATGCTCAAGTAGTTAATACAAAAATAAGTGCTTGGAGGGATGCTCAAAACAGTTCAATTGATATTGGTAGTTTGCGAATGAGTAAACAATCAGAATTGTTGCTTAATGCGGCTCCTGATATAAACTCTTGGAGTTTTGGATTGCTTCCTGCTGCCGGTACAACAACTCAAATATTGGGTGGTATCTACGCAGACGACACTTGCACAATTAGAACCAGTTCTGGTATTGCATTGTTCAACAAGAATATCAATACCGCAGTATCTTCCAACAACTTTGTGGCTGATACAAACAACAATATTCTATCAACAACAAGGCGATTTGTTGCTAGACCGGATGATGTTGCAGAACTTCCATTGCCATAAAACATTAAAATATACATTATACCCTATGAGAGGACGGCTTCAGAGCCGTCCTTTCTTTTCTAAATACTCTTATGGAAAAC